GTGCAGATCTTTGACAAGTGGGCGGCGTTGGACGCCGTAGGATGGAATCCTCACCCCGGTCAGCTCATGATCGCGCAGAGCACAGCGCGACATAAGGTCGCTAGTTGCGGTCGACGCTTCGGCAAGTCCAATATCGGCGGGTACGAACTCCTCGTCGAGTGCCTGTTCACGAAGCTCGTGGCCGACCAATGGCTCGAGCGAATGCAGCGTCGTGAGTTCTGGATCGTCGGCCCTCAGTACTCTGACGCCGAGAAGGAGTTCCGCGTTCTATGGAACGAACTCGCACGGCTCGAGGTTCCACTGGACCATCCCGGATCGTATTACGATCCCATCGGCGGAAACATGCACATCTCGTGCTGGAACGGTGCATTCCAAGTTCACGCCAAGTCTGCTCAGTATCCCCAGACCCTAGTCGGTGAGGCACTGTCCGGAGTCATCATGGCTGAGGCCGCGAAGATGAAGTCCACTGTATGGACAAAGTCGATTCGCCCCACACTGGCCGACTTCAACGGCTGGTCTCTTCACACCTCTACTCCAGAAGGCAAGAACCACTTCTACGACCTGTGGAAGCTCGGTCGCGATCCAGGCAACCCCGACTGGGCTTCTTGGCGCATGCCTTCGTGGGTGAATCCCTACGTCTACCGCACGCCTACGAAGCGTGACGATGTACGTACTCTTCAGAATCTCATGGCCACACAGGACATGTTCGACGTGCTCGCAGAACGCCTGGAGCAAGGCGACGAGAGCGTCAGCATTCTGCGTGCTATGTGCGACAAGTACGACCTCTCCATTGACGGCGAGATCTTGGACCTGATGGCGTCCATGTCTACTCAGTCGTTCAATCAGGAAATCGGGGCCGACTTCACAGACTTCGTCGGTCGCGTGTTCAAGGACTTCGACGAAGAGGTACACGTCGCGGATCTTCCGTACAACCCGAATTGGCCCACATTCGCAGCAGTGGACTACGGGTACCGGAATCCCAACGTGTGGCTTGTCATTCAAGTCGGCCCTTGGGGAGAGATCAATGTCATTCGAGAACTGTACCTCCGAGAATACACCAGTCAGGAATTCGCAGACGAGATCAAGTATCGAGGATTGGATCGTGGAGTCCTGGCCTTCTACCCTGACCCCGCAGGCCCAGGAGATAGCGAAATACTTAGCTCCACTCTCCAGATCCCTTGGCGTGGCGGTACTGGCGGCGAGATCAATCATCGTCTAGACGCTATCCGCCGGGCTCTCAAGGAGCGCAATCTTCACGTACCTCGTGGTCACGTAGACCGTCGACCTACCATCATGTGGGATCGGTCGTGTACAATGAGCATCTACGAGATGAACGAATATCGTTACCCCGAGGAGAAGGAATTGAATTCCACTCCAGGGCAGGAGCTTCCTTTGAAGAAGGACGACCACTCGCCAGAGGCACTCGGTCGGTTCTTCGCGGGCCACTTCACAACGCCACAGGAAGACGCAGGACCTGCTCGGGTATCTCGCGCGAATATCCGGGCGTGAATAACCTGGAAGCCGGAAGGATCAAACGGTGACGACTCCTATCGGGCCGAGCAGTCAGTACGCTACGGCGAAGCCGCTCTTCGACAGGGTCCAGGCGGCTTCAGCGAACTTGAGCGGCAGCCCCGACGACATGATTCGCCTTCGCGCATACGCGCTCTGGGAGGACATGTACTACAACCGGCCGGAGACCTTCAAGGTCTTCCTCCGTGGCGATCATACGAACAGCGATCCTCTATACGTGCCGAGCGCGAAGAAGATCGTGGAAGCGATGAATCGCTTTCTGTGCAAGAACTACGGATTCGTAGTTCCTCCGTCGGCCGGTGAAGACGCAGGTCTTGCAGCGAAGGAAGCGCTGCTCGTCATGCACATGACGAACCTGTTCAAGCGCGAGAAGATGAAGGGCAAGTTCTCCAATCAGAAGCGGAACGGCCTGATCAAGGGCGACGCATGCTGGTACATCGTCGCAGACCCGAAGAAGCCCGAGGGATCGCGCCTCAGCATCTATGAACTGGACCCGGGGAACTACTTCCCGATCAAGGATCCGTTCAATCGCAAGCGTATTCTCGGATTCCATATCGTAGAGGTCGTTCCGGACCCACGAGAAGCCGAGGACAAGACCAAGGCTGTTGCTCGACGACAGACCTATCTGAAGGCAGGCGTCGCTTTCGTAGACGCGCGTCTCCAGTACGAGGAAGTCATCCCCGGACAGACCGGCGTGTACACTTCGACGAGCCATTGGGAGGTCGGTAAGTGGGACGATCGCAATATGAAGCCCACCGATCTCGTTCGAGTCACCGGCGCAAACGTCCCTGACGTGCAGTCGTTCAAGCTTCCCGACCAGATCACGAGCCTTCCCGTCTACCACTGGCGGAACAACGAGCTTTCGAACGAGATCTTCGGCCTCAGCGAGATCTCCGGACTCGAAACGCTGATCGCAGGCGTAAATCAGGGTCTCACAGACGAAGCGCTCGCTCTGCTCATGGCTGGCCTTGGCCTGTACGCCACAGATTCGCGTCCACCGCAGAACCCAGACGGATCAACGGGGAACTGGACTCTAGGACCGGCTGGAGTGGTAGAGGTTCCGCAGGGGAAGAAGTTCGAGAGGGTTTCGGGTGTCCCCAGCGTACAGCCGAGCCTGGATCACATCTCCAAACTGCAAGAGTCCATGCAGGAGGCAAACGGCATTCCGGATATCGCTGCCGGAAAGGTCGACGTGGCCATTGCAGAGTCCGGGATCTCTCTCCAGCTTCAGCTCGCGCCGATCATCTCGGCTGCCAGCGAGAAGGAGAACGAGATCCTGGGCGTCATGGACCAGATGCTCTACGACCTCACGACCCAGTGGTTCCCGGCGTACGAGAATCTGGACTTCACCGGAGTGTCTATCTACTCGATCGTAGACGACGCGATGCCGGTCAACCGAGACGCGAAGATTCAGGAAGTCATCCTCCTTTTCACCTCGGGTCTCATCACGATCGCTCACGCTCAGGCAGAACTCGCGAAGCTCGGGTACTCGTTCAAAGACGGCGACGCTCTCCAGGTCCTCAAGGACGCCGCAGCACTGGCGGCAGCGAAGACCGGCGACACAAACAAGTTCGAGCAACTCAAGGAACCCGAGAGTCGCGAACTCAGCGACGACGCGGGCAAGTTGCCGGAGGGCTTCGGCGGCTCTCCGTCGCCGGGCGAGGACGCAAATCTCGGGACACCCGCAACGATCCCGCAGGCGGGTGCGTAGGGTATACTGGCCCTCATGGACGGCGGATACAGCACGAGCGGAGACGTGGTACCTTCGGGCGACCGCCGCGAGATGATCCGCAAATCTGCCGAAGCAGCTCGACAGCGTCGAACCGATAGAGCCCAGCGGGCCTCTGCGAAAGCCCAGGAATCCCTGGCGAAAGCACAGAAGCGCGCTCTCAAGAACGGAGCGCCAGGCCGAAAGGTTCGGTAGATGCCGAGCGTCTGGTACATCGGAAACGCTGACGAGAGGGCGGTTCCGTTCGGTGATCAGATCTTCGTCTGGAGAGATTCCAATGGATGGAGTCTCGACGAGTCTGTATTCACGAACGAACAGCTGAACACTCTCGACGCAGACCCCAGCTTCCTTCTCGGACAGAATGGTCCTCGCGAGAATCCTCCGTGGACAGCAGATACCAGCATTGGTCGAGAGTCGGTTTACCTGAAGCAGATCAAGGGAATCGTCGATAGCTTCGGGCAGGTCAAGGGTCGTCGTCTTCACGCAGCGCTATCTCGCGCCTACGCAGGTACGGGCGTATGCGACATCCTGAACATCGGCGATAGCGTGTCCACTCCGTACACCGGAGCCAGTTTCGATTTTCCTCGGTCGTGGCATCGCATGTTCAAGGAGTCCCTGATCTTCTCCGGGTACTTCGACGGTGGCACCGGTATCGTGCCATGTCTCCAAGGGAACGCGCAAGCGATCGACGACCGCATCACCCTCAGCGGAACTTGGAACACGAACAACGTAGCCTATCTCCAGGCTGGCCCCGGATCTCCAATCCTGGACTTCTATCCGAACATGGAGACTTCGCGCATCGAGGTTCATTACAGCAACGCGGGCGCAGGGTTCGAAGTTGAGGTGACAGGGCAGGGCGAAGCCGAGAGCGTAGTTCCGGACGGCAGCCCAACTCTCGGAGTCTACGCACGCACGGTGCCGAACGGAGACCACGAAGTTCAGGTGACGGCTCAAGAGGGAGCGATCATCTTCAACGTGGCGGCGAAGGCGAGCTCTGGCATTCGATTCCATAATATGGGCAAGTATGGAATGACTGCACAGGGGTTCCTCGCGAACCACAACTTCGTTCGTACCGTGGTCGAGTCTTCGATGCCGAACCCGGACGCCCTGATTCTGTCGTGTGGGGCGAACGATCTGACGAACGGGCGCAGTCCGGCACAAATCGTTCAGGATCTGGGGACAATCGCCGGTATGTGCCCGACCTCAGATCTGGTAGTGTGCGTGGAGCCACAGACCACGACGGAAGTGGCCGACGCAGTGTGGGAGAGCCTACATCAGCGTTTGATTGCCTTCGCTAGGAGCAGAGGCGCGATATTGGTCGACTGGCACGACATGTTCGGTGGCCGTCAGTTGATCAATCAGCTGGGATACGTGGGTGCAGACAACAAGCACCCGAACGCGACAGCTCAGGCCGCGATGGCCGCACAATTCAAGTCCTCTATCGGACTGCTGCTCTAGCAAGGAGAGAAATGGCTCGCAAACGAGGAGCGTGGGGTAACGCGCTCGGTGGATACAAGCGACAGCGACGGGTCAAGGGCCGCTTCGCTTCCGGCTCGGGCGGTATGAGCCCGACGAAGCAGAATCGTCAACTGTATCGCAAGCGGAAGCGAGCGATCAATCGGAACACCCGGAATAACGTCCGCAGCGAGAACTTCGCCGCGTACCGGCCTTCGGTTCGCAAGGGGTACAACGCTATCGCACAGGCTCACGGAGCCAACCCCCGAGGCGCACAGCTGACACGAGACATCAAGTACTCGAGCGCGCAGATGAAGAAGAGCTATCGGCAGCAGGGTCGTCAGCAGAAGCGAGTGCTGAAGGCCAGCTACAAGATCGCCCAGAACAACGTGAAGATCTCCAACGCGCAGAAGTCACTCGCGGCGAGTCCTCACTTGGCCGGAACCGGAATGCACAACAGCATCAATCGCAAGATCGCCAAGCGCCAGCGGCAGAACGTCGCGATCGCCCGTCGGGCCGGTATCGCCAATCCCCGGCCGATCCCTCGCACTGGCCACATCGGCTCCGGCGTCATGGCGATTCCGGGTCCGCGGAAGCGATAGTCGTCATGGGCAAGCGATGGGGCAACGCCCTCGGAGGCTGGAAATACCAGAAGCGAACGAAGAAGGGTACGTTCGCCGGTCTGGGACTTCGCGGCAAGACTCGTAAGGGCGTGAAGAAGGTGAAGGGCTCCCTTCGACGAAAGAGGCGGTAATGGCTCTGAAGGCACGGAAGTTCAAGATTCGCTTCCAGCTGCGCCCGAGGAGCTCCAAGAAGCCTCAGCGGATCTCGCTGGTGTCGCAGCGACGCATCGTCGTGAACGGCAAGACCGTGAAGGCGGGCCAGAAGGTCGACCTGACTGATAAGAAGCATCAGCTCAAGGCGATCGTCGCGAAGCCGAAAGCGACGAAGAATCCTCGTGGAGCGAAACAGGCGACGATCAAAGCAGTCCGGAACGTGAAGGCAGGAAAGATCAACGGAGGTTGATCATGGGACGTAAACGTAAAGGCGGAAGCTCGAGATTCCACAGTAAGAAGCAGTGGAGGTGGGCCTTCGCGAACAAAAAGAGCTGGGCTCGTCGACACGCCCACCGTACTCCCGGCGGAAAAGGCAGGCGATACCGCAGGCTTCCGACGAGGAGCCGTAAGGGAAAGAAGCGCTAGATGGCAGGCAAGGGTCTCGTTCGAGGAAAGGCTTGGGGTAACGCTCTGGGCGGATACAAGACCCAGCCCCGTGACGCCTCGGGTCGATTCGGCGGCAAGGCTAAGAAGCGAGGCAGTTTTACGGTTCTTCGTAACGGAGGGCCGACCCCCGGCTCCAAGCCGAGGCGAGTAACCAATCCCAGCGCGGTTCCTCGTGCCAGTGGCCAGCGTAGCGTATTCAGCAAGGCTGACAAGATCGCTCGCAGTCGAGGCGGGGGAGTGGTGCCTTATCACCGTCACGGATATGGTCATCACACCGCCGGAGTGAATGCTGGCATCAGCATCACACCGAATCGACGGATCTCGGGCGGCGTGTACCTGCGTACCGATAACCTGCGTGCCCAGAAGCGTGTTTCGAAGCTCCTGAGCGCCGATGAGCGCGCTCGGATGGCCATTGGTGGGGGCGTGGCCACCGTGTACGGAGGTCAGAAGCGTAACGCCAATTGGATCAAGCGGAAACGAGACGCTTTGGTCCGAAAGGGGCTCGGCAAAGAGCTGAACATCCCAAATTCCAACGCCTTCGGTCGAGCTGGCACTGACCGGAACGGCCTCCCGACCCTCGTCGTGCAGTACAATAGCCCGAGAGGAAAGAAGGAGCGCAGTCGTAAGGCTCGTGACACGGCAATCGTGAAGTACAACGAGGCAGCGACTCGCAGTCGGGGCAACAAGGTGAAGAAGCCGCGTCCGCAAAGGAGGAAGAAGAATGGCAAAGGGTAGGCCGTCTCGAGGAACCGGCAGAGACAGACGACTGAAGCGCAATCGAGGGAAGAAGAAGCGTCGCTGACATGACCGCGACCGTTTCCGTACAACGCTCGTTTCCCGACCCCCTGAACAAAAGTGCCTGTGAGGAGCTTCTTTCGAAGTGGGGTCTGGGAGACGAGCGTTGCGGTGTGATATTGCACGACGGTACTGTGATAGAGCTCCGCAATGGATGGGAAGACCCCTCTCATGCTTTCGGGATTCTCCGTGAGGAGCTCGAGGAAATCTTCAGCGAACACGGAACCCATTGTCTTATGGGAATCTGGCACACTCACCCGAACAACAGAACCAGCCCAAGCAAGCATGATGCTGAGGGGTGGCCGACTGGTTCATTGCGATACTTTATCGTAACCCAATCCGAAGTGGCGGAGTGGGCGAACCCTTTCGACAGGCTCTACTAGTTGCCAGCTTGCTTCCGCATGAGGTAAGCTGAAGCTCGTTACTTACCCTGAGAGCCGGAGGTTCCAATGAAGTCGACCGTCCTTCGTAAGGACATCGCAAAGTTCTTCGCCTTCGGCGGAGACGGCGGTGAAGAGCCGCCCAACATCAACGTTCCTGGAGCGAAGGACGACAACAAGAGTCGCGGTAGCAGCCGTCGACGCAGTCGTCGCCGGGATGACGACGATGACGACGACGATGACGACATCGACCTGAACGATTCGGGTCCGGGCTCCAAGGACAACAAGATCTATAAGTTGTCGCAGGAGAACAAGAATCGTCGACGGGCGAATCGCGAACTGCGAGAGACGATCGCCGAGCGCGACGAGCGCATCGAGGAGCTCGAAGAGGAACTGCGCAAGGTTCCGCAGCTCCAGAGCCTGTACGAGAAGCAGAAGCAGGACAACGAGAAGATGAAGGACACCGTCCGCGAGATGGCCCTTCGTCAGGCTCTTGGGACAGCCAAGGGCAAGGACGAGAAGCCGCTGGCATGGTACGATGAGGGCATGGTTCTTGACCTCATCGACCGCAAGAAGGTCGCGGTGGACCTCAAGGATTTCTCGGTGAGCGGTCTGGACGATCAGCTCCAGAAGATCGCCGAAGAGAAGCCGTTCCTCGTGAAGGACTCCAGCGGAGAGCCGACCGGCGGGACCAGCAGTCGCACCACGGCAACGGGTGCGGCACCCCAGAGCAGCGCGACGGGAACCGGGCAGCAGAATCAGACGGCTACGAAAGACAAGTACCAGTCTCGATTCGCTGCGTTGAACAACATCTGAAAGGATACGTCGTGGCGAACTACGACAAGTACAACTCCAAGGTTGGAGGCTTCCGCGCGCCGCTCGCAGCCGATTGGTCGACGGACGATCTCAAGGAAGTGATCGGTGTCGGTCTGAACGCATCGGGCCAGATCGTCAAGGGCGGTGGAAGCACCGGTCTCGTCGGGATCCTGGTCCTGACCAAGGCGCTCAAGGCAGGCGATATCGTGGACCCGATGGTTCGCGGTCACGTCACCGACTTCGGCGGCAACCCCGGAACCATCTACTACGCGGACCCGACGACCGGCGTCGTGAACTCGACTTCGGCCGCAGGCAAGTACCGCGTCGGCCACACCGTCGGCAAGGACTTCCTCGTCGTCGACTTCAACAAGACCCCGGTCGCGGCGTAAGGAAGGAAGAGGAATGATGATCGAACTGAAGACCAAGTTCTTCGCCTTCGGTGGCGACGGCGGTTACCAGACCGCTGGCGACATCGTCACTCAGACCATCGACGGTGTCGACCTGAACGCCCTTTGGGCGGAGTACCAGGAGACCATCGCTCTTTGGAACGAGCGCCGACTCGGGCTCGCAGGACTGCTGACCTTCCCGGTCACCAACCTGATCGAGAACGTCCCGCAGGTCGGCGACGCGATCTTCCAGGAAGCGTCGGAGTTCGGCGAGCCGGAAGCCGGGAAGATCCCCGTCAGCTACATCCAGCTCGGCTACGACTTCAAGTGGTACGACGTCGCGAGCCGTTGGACCTGGATGTTCCTGGCCGACGCGGATGTCCGACAGATCGACGCCCTCCACAACGCCTACCTGAACGGCGACGCGCGACTCGTGTTCCGGAAGATCATGGAAGCGATCTTCGACAACCGGAATCGTTCCGCGGACATCAACAGTCAGGCGTACAACGTCTACCCGCTCTACAACGGGGACGGCATGGTGCCGCCGGACTACGGCGTGAACGAGTTCGAGGGCACGCACTCGCACTACCTCGTCTCGGGTGGTACCGAGATCGATCCGGGCGACCTGGAGAACGCCACGGAGCACATCGAGGAGCACGGCTACTCGAAGGAAAACGGCACGACCCTCATCCACCTCGTCAACAAGGCGCAGGCGAAGGTCATTCGCACGTTCCGACAGGGGCAGACGACCAACGGAGTCGTGGCGAACTACGACTTCATCCCGTCCACCAACGAGTCGCCGATCATTCTCCCGGCCGAGGGCATCCTCGGTTCGCGTCCGCCGAGCACCTGGCAGGGCCTCCGTGTGCTCGGTTCGTACAACGACGCGCTCATCATCGAGCACTTCGCCATCCCGGCGCTGTACATGCTGACGTTCGCCTCCGGTGGACTCGGCCAGATGGGCAACCTCGTCGGTCTCCGCGAGCATGCGAACCCGGCTTACCGGGGTCTGCGACTCATCGCCGGCAATCAGCAGGGCTACCCGCTGACGGAGTCGTTCTACTCGCGAGGATTCGGCACCGGCATCCGACAGCGTGGCGGAGGCGTCGTGACGCAGATCAAGGCGTCGGGCTCGTACGACATCCCGACGCAGTACCGTAAGGGATCGGGGCTGGGCTGATGAGCAAGCAGATCGACGAATCTCGGCCGTACACCAAGGAGGACATCGAATACGTCCTCACCCTGGCTGGCGGTAAAGAGCGAGTCGCACTGAATGCTCAGCGATTCGCCCACCTGTCCAAGAAGGAGAAGTCCGAAGCTCAGGATCAGGCCTCGAAGGCCGATTCCGACGAGGCGCAGATCCAGCAGAAGCTGGAAGAGGCGCAACAGCAGGCGGAAGAGGACTCCTATCATCCGGACGACCTCGCGAAGGTCGAGGGCCAGACGATCAAGGAGATGCAACAGCAGCTCCGGAAGCTGGGCCTCAACGACAAGGTGACGGAGAAGGACAAGCGGGATTCTGACGATCCCGACGATCCGTTCACCGAGAAGGAAGTTCTCGCCATCCGTTTGCTCGAGCATTACGACGCCGAGCGGAACGCCGCAGAGAGTCCCGAGGATTCCGAGAGCAACAAGGACGAGGACGAGACCAAGTCCGAGTGAGGTGATCCACATCTAGTGCAAGCCGGGGTGTTCCTCCAAGACACCCCGGCTTCGCGCTAAGGAGAATCATGGCTGAATCAAGCGATATCGAAGACGTCAAAGACCTCCTTCCAGCGGATAACGACTGGACTGACGATAAGATCGGCCTGAAGCTCGATGCAGGCCGTACTGTGTTCGGCGTCGTTCAGAACTACTGGGAGTCGCAGGCAGCACGATTCCACGCGGCGATGGATGTGAACGAGAGCGGCAGCGTGCGTAGCTTCTCTCGTCTCTACGACAACGCCTTGAAGCAGGCCGAATACTGGTCAAGTCGTGTAGCGAAAGAGGAAGAGGACAACGAAGATCCTCCGATCGACCACGCAACAGTCCATCTCGCAACGAGGCTCTGATGGAGCACGCGGGCACATTGCCGTTCCTTCGAAACGGCACTCTGATGTTCATCAAGCAAGACCCCACGTGGGTAACCCTGACGCCCAAGGGCAGTTCAGAGGCCTCTCGCGGCCCCGGAGGCGGTTTTGTTAAGGGTGCTGGCACCCCACGGCCCGCACAGCAAGTCAAGCTAATCTCCAGGGGTGGAGAAGGTACGACTTCTGGAGAAGGTGGATTCGATTTACAGTACGAATACGTGATCGTGGCAGCTCACGATGCGACCATCGCTGTCGGGGACGAATTCACTCTCGGAGACAACCGATTCTACGTTTACTCCATGGACCCTTACAACGGGTACGAGGTGAAGGCGTATGCCCGTCAGCACGGCAGGAAGCCGACCGATGGGTAAGATGCGAATCAAGTACGACGATCGAAAACTCCGCAGGAACGTGGAGAATCTGGACGAGTACTACGACGACATGATCAAGGCGATCGTCGAATATCACGCTGCTCAGGGTGAGATCGACATGAAGACGAATGCTCCCTGGACAGACCGCACCACGGCGGCTCGGCAGGGGCTGTACACGGTCGTGAATCACGAAGGCAAGGGTCACTATACGATCATCTTCAGCCATACCGTTCACTACGGAATCTGGCTCGAAGTAAAATTCTCTGGTCGTGACGCGATCATCATGCCGACCGTCCTCAGCCGAGGAAGAGCCCTCATGGAAGACCTGAGGAGGATAGCATGAGCAGCGGCGCGGTGTATCAGGCTCTCACGAACGACCCGACTCTCCAAACGCTCTGTGGCGGAACAGATAACTTCGTGTTCCCCGATTATGCTATGGAGAGCGCTCCTCGTGACGGAGTGTTCCTTATCCTGCGATGGGGCGCTCAGGACGTCACTCGTGCAATTCGTCGGGGACCGGTCGATCTTACAGTGTGGGCGCATCAGCCCAAGGAAGATTCCACCGATTACACTTTGATCAATCGTGTGCTGAATCGTGCCCGTGATGTTCTAGAGGCAATCCCTGATACCCCCGGACCAGACAGCGTCCGAGTGAACGACGTTGCCTTCCAGGGCAACGGAGGGAACCTGTACGACCCAGGTTTCCAGACGATTACGAAGAACTCAGTGTACCGTGTGCTTCTGGCATAGGGTATGATGTACCATATACACGGAGGTAACGATGGCGAATTCGAGCAACAAGCGCCCAGCTGACAACGCTGAGCGGACACCGGAAACCACGGTTCAGGACAACGAACCCCTGACCCGTCAGGACCCGGCGATCATCGAGACGCAGACCGCTGCGCCCGAAGGTCTGGACACCTCGTCCGGCAAGTTCGTTCAGCATCTGCCGCACAACCTGTTCGGCGCTCGGGTCATCAGCGAGGACGACTGGAAGTCGATCGGTGTCTACGACCAGGCGAGTGTCGAGTGGAACGAGGCCAACGGCTTCCGACTCCCGGTCGAGATGTTCAACGACGGCGCCCTCCAGTACCTGACCAATCGCGACGACGGTTTTCGAGTCGTCGGCGGCTGATGGAGGAGCTTCGCTGTGACGGGAAACTGCACGGTATACTCAAGGGGAAGCTCCTCGAGGTTAAGTGCGGTTCTCGTCGCTGCGGGGCCAAACAGGGTGTGACAGTGTTTCACCTATTCCACACGGAGAGCGGGGCTCTTCTATCAACAACGAAGAAACGTGAAGAAGGGAAGACCCCAGAATGACCGCTCCGATGCAGACCGCGCTTCCGTACGGTGTTCGTGACATCAAGCTCACCCCGTACATCGACGCGCTGGGTACCGTTCTCGGCACCTCCAGTGTCGACCTGCCCTACGCACAGACCCTCAGCTTCTCCGAAGCGGAGGAGACCACCGAACTCCGTGGTGACGACAAGCTGGTGACCATCCACGGCCAGGGCGCGCAGGTCGACCTGTCGCTCGAGTCGGGCGGCATTTCGCTCGCAGCCTGGAAGATCCTCACCGGCGGCTCGCTCGTGGAGGAAGGCGTCGCACCCAACCGCCGGATCCGCCTCCGCAAGCGCTCCAGCGACGTGCGTCCGTACTTCCGGGTCGAGGGCCAGTCGATCAGCGACGCGGGCGGCGACGTCCACGTGACGATCTTCCGCTGCCGTCTCAACGGCGACCTGGCAGGCGACTTCACCGACGGCGAATTCTTCGTCTCGAACGCCTCCGGCCAGGGCCTGCCGCTGCTGGACGACACGAACGACCTGCTCTACGACTTCGTCCAGAACGAGCAGAAGTCGGCCATCTCGCTCACGCCGACCCCGAACCCGCTGCCCACCCCGCAGAACGTCGCAGCGGGCGCGGTCACCAATGCCTCGGTCGCCCTCGACTGGGACGACGTGGCAGGCGCAACCGAGTACAAGGTCCAGGCTTCGGTCAGCCCGTACTCGGCTTGGACCGACGTCATCGACTCGGCCGGTGGCGAGCCCACGACCAGCAGCACCACGGTCACCGGTCTCAGCGCGAGCACCGCGTACAAGTTCCGGGTCAAGGCGGTTCTGCCCTCCGGAACCTCGGACGCATCGGTCGACACCGGCGTCGTCACCACCGCCGCGCCGTAATCCTCAGCAAGACACGTTTCTAGGAGCCCTAGGAGGCCAACATGTCGGAAGAACTCACGGCAGACGACTTCAAGATCTCGAACGGATGGGGTCGGGTCAAGCCCATGATGGCGCTTGACCTCCCCTCCGAGTCGAGAGTCCTCATCCGAGAGCTGGAGATCCAAGACCTGCTCAAGATGGGCATCCTCGATCTCGTCGACTCCTTCTCGCAGGAGATCCTTCCCAAGAACACCCCGAAAGGTGATTCGGCCGAGAAGAAGTTCCTGCAGGACCTGGCGGAGAACTCCGGCCAGTTCGAGAAGATGGTCGACGTGATGAATCAGATCGCGGCCGCAGCCATCGTCAAGCCCGCAGTGACCTATGTCGCTCCTCCGCAACCCGGTTCGCAACCCGAGGATTTGGACCCGGACAAGGTCTACGCCCACCTGATTCCTCTGGAAGACCGGCTCGCCATCTTCGAGAAGGCGGTGGCTGGGATGGACGACTTGTTTCGCACTGGCGAAGGACAAGCCGAAGGTGTGGCAGCTGTGGCAGATGTCCAAGGAGTACCAGCGAACCCCGGCGGAGCTCATCGGAGTGTCGCATCCCACCCGAGCCTTCTTTCTGAATAGAGGAATATGGCTGTTCTGCCGCATGGTCGAAGGTGAGGTAGAACAAGCTGGGTCTAGGGTGAAGAACGCCTCGCAGGCGGCAGGGCTTCGACAAAGCACTTTGATGAAGTACCTGTATCCCGACGATCCAACCAAGCGATTCAGAACGGCTCAGACACCAACTGAGAAGGCCGGGCCTTCCGCGAGTGGAGAAGAATTCTTCACTAAGAATTTCGGGCAGCGGAGAGGTTTGTGAGATGTCAGATTATGATCTCGGTAGGGCTCATGGCGAAATCGAGATCACCACTGACGTCGACTCTGAAGGCATTGCTCGGAAGCTAGACCGCATTCGAAGTTCTGTCGGACGACTCGCTCGTCAGTTCAGGGACGCCGAAGACAAGTTGCAGCGTTTCGAGCGAGTCGCCGACAGGATTCAGCGAAGCACTCAGCGTCTTGCGAGCACTGGCTCCAAGATGATCCGCACCTTCGCCCAGATGGGCTCTCAGGTCGTCTCGACCACTCGCCAGATCACAGGTCTGGACAATGCCCTCGTAGATCTGCGGAATACCGCACAGTCTGTCGCCAAGGGCATCATGTCCGCGACAATGGCGATGTCGGAGTTCTCCAGCGTCTCAGGGATCGCAGGGGCAGCTCTGCACAAATTCGCCGGCATCGGGAAAGAGCTGGCGAATTTCCCTAAGTGGGCTCAGGATGTCGTAAAGCTCGCCGGTACGATCGGGACCATCGGCGCAGTCAGCGGCAAGGCTGGCGCGGTAGCTCGTAGCCGTCTCGTCCCCGCTGTTCGTAGCGCTGTCGGAGCAATGGGCGCTATGTCCATCGCTGGCGTACTGCTTCGTGATCGAGTTCAGGGCGTCGCCTTCGGTCTGGGAATGGCCTTCCCGCAGATCGACACTTTCGCGCAGAAGCTGAAGAGCGCTGGCCGCGATATGCGCGGCTTCGGCGACAACGCGAACAAGATTCTCCAGGGCACCTCCAAGATGATTCTTGGAATGGCTGCCGTCCGGAGCGGACTGAGGGGGCTGGCAGGAGCCCTCTCCAAGGTTGCTCCGCTCATGAAGTACTTCGCCGCTGGCACTCTGGCGCTTGGGGCGCTTGGTCCTATCGCCACCGTTATCCTTGGGATAGTTGACGCTGTCAAGCAGCTTTCGGGCGCTGCTCTGATATTGCCTGGCGCGCTAGCAGTGCTGGTCACAGCGGGCGGGGTTGCTGCCGTTGCCATCAGCGGCCTAGGACAGGCGTTCAAGGCGGGGTTTGGCGAGGCCGAGGACTTTGAGAAGGAGATCAAGGACCTATCGCCTCGACTCGTAGAGTTCGCCCGCAGTATCCAGCCTCTCCGCAAGGAATTCCTCGACCTCCGCAACTCGGTCACCGAGGCTGCGTTCGATGGCCTGATCGACAGCTTCAAGGACATCGCCGAGTCTTGGCTGCCTCTCCTCGAGAGCGGCATGGTCCACGTAGCTGGCGGAATTGACAACATCACGAACTCAGTGTTGCGGTTCGCTACTGCCAGAGTTACGATGGAGTCGTTCGCGTTTGTGTTCGCGAATACCCGTACTGTTCTTGACAATGTTGCATCCGGTGTTGAACCAGTTCTTCGAGGCTTTCGTACGATCGGTGTGATCGGCACCGTTGCGGTTGTTCAGCTCACCAGGAATCTGGGGGCTCTGGCCTTCCTGTTTGAGAATTGGACGACCAGGGTCGCCGCAGACGGAAGTCTCGAAGGCTGGATTAACGACGGCGTCCAAGGTTTCCGAGATCTCTGGCACATCATGCGAGATGTGTCCATGGCCACTTATGAGTTGTTCCAGGCATTCGGTGGCAATGGCGATGGTGCGCTAGAGAAGACCGCAGACGGTGCCAAGGCTCTCCGCCAGGCGATGGAAGGGCTAGGGAATAACGACACCTTCCAGAAGGTCGTTACTCATCTCGAGTACGCTTCGGGCAAGATCGTAGAGACCTTCCTGGAGATCGGCAGGGTCGCCGGTTCTGCCTTCGTGAACATCATCCCAGAGATGGAGGCTCTGGCAGCAGGATTCGCCTCCAAGTTTATACCGATCATGAAGATCGCGATCCAGACCCTCGAGGTCTTTATCAACGTGATCGGTGCGTTGGGTCTGGACACCGTGATAGGCCAGGCTCTCGGTATGGCCGCTGCTCTGCGGCTCATGCTGCCGGTGGTCATGGTTCTCGTGAACGCCTTCAAGCTGCTCGCTGCCTCCATGATCTTCACCGGGGCTCAGAACGCGCTTCTCGGAATCGCGACGGCTTTGGATACGTTCTCGCGCAAGGCGAAGGTCGCAGAGACCTCGGTCGGCAAGTGGACCAGTCGAGCAAGCAACGGGTTCCTGACTCTAGCCGGATTGATGACGGGTCCGGTTCTGGCAGCGATCGCTACCGTGGTCGCAGCATTCATGTCGATCAGGGCCAAGAACACATTCGTTGATGAATGGAACTCTCAGCTCCGCAAGGACGCCATCGAGGCGAAGGAAGCTGCCGAGGGCATCCGAGATGCTTTCTTCGAGAACAACGGTAAGTTCGGCAAGAATGTCTTCGACGCGGTCTCTGCTTCCATCGATACGATGGAAGCCAAGATCGAGGGCCAGGCCAACAAGGGTCCGGGCTTCATGGAGTGGATGGGCGCTGCCTTCGAGGACGTGCCCACGGCGTTCGGCGACGACTACAACAAGAACACCAAGCAACTCCAGGACATGGATCATCTCCAGGATCGCGCACTGCGCGTTCGGGAGGCCATCGACGAAATCGGTTGGAGCCAGGAGGAACTCACAACCGCGATCACCGGCAGTACTCACGAATACAACGAGCTCGTAACCGCTCTTCAGGGGACCGAGTACGGCGGCGGAGAGGCGATCGAAGAGTTCGCCGCCCAGCGAGCTGAGTTCGAGGCTATCGCTCAGTCCATGCGCGAGCTCGGCCCCGACACGATTCAGCTCGCGAACGCAATGGGCGTCCTGGCGGATGAGTCGTCTACAGCCGCTGACAAGCTCAGTGCGATCACCTCCGCCCTGGAGGCAATGGGTCTTCTCCAGGTCAGCGAAGCTGAGGCGTTCTCTCGTCTGCGCGACTCCATCAAGGAGGTCACGACAGAGGCGAGCCAGCTTGCCGAGATCGATACCGGTCAGCTGTTCAACAAGGACGGCTCGATTGATCTTGCCAGTCAGGCATACGGAACATTCTGGGAGACAGTTCGTCCCATCTCGGATAACCTGCGATCCATTGCAGCAGCAGGCGGAGATGTTGGAGCGAACCTTTCGCGAGCGTGGGACGAAGCGGCACCGGCACTCCAGGCGGTTCAGCAGGAGCTTGGCCTCACCGACGCACAGATGCAGACCCTCTATCGCAGCACCGGTCTCGTTCCTAAGGAACTCGAGATGCTGGTCAGCGTCGAGGGAATGGACGCCTCATACAGCGAGCTTCTGCGGCTCAGTTCCGAGGCCAGCAAGATCAACGGAACTCCGGTCGAGGTTCAGACCACGATCCAGGACAGCGACACGATTTCGATGCTCCAGGGCATTGGGGCTGAAGTCGAGGTTCTCAACGCCAAGACTGGGCAAGTCAAGGTCCACTTCAAGGACGAGGGTGTCTGGGACGACTACCTGAAGCTCATCGCCCGCATCGAGTACGATAGCGGTGCGAAGGTCGGTATCGAGCTCAACCCCGAAGACGCCAAGGCGGTTGAGGATCACATCAACTGGCTGAGGAGCCAGGGACGAGTCGCGAACACGGAGACTCCTGGAGCGGTAGAGCAGGGCGTTCCTGGACAGGAGCCTCCTCCCGGAAGGCAGCAGAAGCCAGGACAGCAACCAGCTCCAGAGCCGGTTCAGAAGCCCGGAGCTCCTCCTTCTACCACCGATCAACTCTTTAAGAATCTCGAGCCCTCAAGTCGCAAGCCGGGACAGCCTGCCCCTCCGCCTGCACCAGGACAGCCCGCTCCGCCTCCGGAACAGGTGTCGCCTGAACAGCTTCCGGAGAAGAAGCAGATCGATGTCATTATCGGCGGAGGCGATCATCTCGGAATCCTAGCGAGAATTGCAGCGGCTGTTCAGGCTCTCCCGGCACGCAAGGACGTGCAGGTCATCATCGCAGGCGGTGATCATCTGGGGATCCTTGCACGAATCACCGCAGCGGTCAACGCCCTTCCCGCTCGTAAGGATGTTCAGGTCATCATCGCCGGTGGTGATCATCTCGGTATCCTTCAGCGCATTGTGGCCGCAGTTCAGGCTCTGCCTGCGAGCAGGGATATCCATGTCAATCTGACCGGTGTCCCAGAGATCCACGCTTCACTGGGTGGTGTTCGCCAGGCGATCGACGGAGTTGTTCAGGCAGCTGAAGGCTTCGCGGCCAAGATGATCGACGTTGCCAATCGTAGCGTAGCAGCGATCAATCGCGTTAAGGACGTGATCAACGGCGTCAAAACGACGATGGACACCGTGGCTCGCAGTGCATTCGCCAGCGGTCAGTCTCTCGGCCAGGGCTTCGCAGACGGAATCAAGTCGAAGCAGGCCGCAGTTCGAGAAGCTTCCATGGCTCTGGCTCGGTCGGCCAGCGAACCTCTTCCGCGCTCTCCCGCAAAGATCGGTCCGTTCTCGGGACGCGGCTGGACACCCTTCCGCGGTCGCAGCCTGGCGGAAGGGTTCGCCAAGGGTATCCATGACGGCTCGGACGAAACCCAGAAGGCCAGCCTCGACATGGTCGCGAACATCGCCAAGGCGATGGACGGGATCCGAATGGCCTTCGGTCTTACCCCCACGTTCTTCGAGGAGAATCGGACACCGGGTCCGGGCGGCAAGCGATACTTCCGTGATCCGGAAGTTACCGATGAAGAGCTTCGAGAGGCTCGAGAGAAGGCAGCCGAGAAGCAGGCTGAGAAGGACGAGATCGCGGCCGAGAAGGCTGCGACAAAGATCCCAGACGCCGAGAAGAGAATCGCCGAAGCTCAAGAGTCCGTCGTGGAGGCTCAGCAGCGAGCAACTGAGGCTCGAACCAAGGCGAATCAGAAGCCAGGAGACCAGAAGGCTCAGGACGCAGCGTTCCGCGCCGAGGAATCTCTGGACAAGGCTCGGGAGCGTCAGACCAAGGCGGAGTCCACCCTTCGCGAGCTTCAGGCTTCTGCGGCGAACGCAGGAACCGGAACCGGTGCAGGCGGAGCAGCTGTCGAAGGCAGCAGCGACGCTCTAGTCAAGAGCCTGGATAACGCTCAGTATCAGATGGGCGGATTCAGCCAGGCAGTTCTTGACTGCACCGGCTTCGTGTCGGCCTTGGCCAACGCGCGCACCGGGCGTCCGATGTTCAGCGAGCGTGGCAACACCACGAACCTTCGAGAGTTCCTCCTCGCTCGAGGATTCAAGGAAGGAAAGGGCGGTCAGGGAGACCTCTCCGTTGGCTGGTGGGACAACGGCGGTGGTGCCAATGGTCACGCAGCCATTACCACCGAAAGTGGGCTTAACGCCGAATCGACCACCGGAGGTGTTCGATTCGGCGAGGGTGCAGCGGGTGCTCGCAGCAATAACTCGCAGTTCACTGACTTCATGTACCTCCCAGGTCGTGGTGGTGGCGTTGCCGCAGTGCCGATCGAAAACAAGCCTGCGATAGATCCCGCAAGCGACCAGCTCACTCAGGACCAGGTTGCCCAGCTCATCATCGCCGAAGGTGAGGCAGCCGGTGCAACCGAGGACGAGATCAAGGCCGCTCTTTCGACCGCTTTGGTTGAGAACAACTTGTCCAACAAGCGTGGCGGACCCGACAGCTCTACCGGAGCGTTCCAGCAGCAGAACTTCGGTGAGTGGACGAAGGACGGTCGAAACCGCGACAACGTGAGCGATGCTTCTCGTACCTTTTACGAGCAGCTCCTTCAGACGCGCGGCAAGGGTACCCCCGGTCAACGTGCGCAGATGGTTCAGCGCTCGGCATATCCGGACAAGTACGATCAGCGCATGGCAGAAGCCTCCATGTTCTATACTCGGAACAAGGGTGCCGCAGAGAGCTTCGGTTCTGCGAGCGGCATGGCTGCAACCGCTGGCAACACCGAGGACACAGTCGCCCTTCTCCGCCAGAACAACAAGACGCTCGATCAGGCGATCACAACGGCTCAGGACCCGAACGCCAGCGAAGGCGATGTGATCCGGGCGCTCCAGGACATCGACGACGCAATGGTCGGCATGTCGGCCACCGAGCGTCAGTCCATGGACAGTATCCGCGAAGCGGTGATGACCGATCGTGGCATCAAGGAATACGATCCCTTCGAGGACGCTCCAGAGACCCCGAAGGAATGGTTCGACACCATCTTTACGGGGATCATCGCGAACGTCGTCGGTTTGATCCAGACGATCGAGGGCGGCATCAACGCCGCCGTGGACATGGCGCACCTGGTCTCTCGAGGATTCGCCAATACGAACGACGTTCATACATTCGTCGACGGAATCCAGGGTCTGGTGGGAACGGCGGTCGAGATCGCCAGCACCATCGGTAGCGTGATCCAGAGTGTCGCCAGCATCGCAGCTGTCGCAGGAGCAGCCATCCCGGGGATCGGCCAGGTGGGGGCCGTAATCTCGGCAGTCTCCGGCGGCATCGCAGACGTGAACGCCGTGGTAGACTTGATGCAGGATGTGACCAAGATCGGTGGACGACTGTTCGGTGGTGCTCTCTCCAGCCTTCTCGGCCTTGGCGGAACAGGCCAGCTCGAAGGGCAGATTCGAACTTTGATGGACCTGAACGACAAGACCATCAAGACCTGGAGTGATCGCAACGCAGCAGACAAATCGGTCATGGGCCTACCGGGGTCTCAGGTTCGAGATCCCAATCAGGCTAGCAACTTCCGTGACCTGAACATCTACCAGGGTCCCGGACAGGACCCAGCGGAGATGATGAACAACGCGATGTTCGCGGTGGCAGCGCACAGTCAGGGAGTGTACGGCGGATGAACTTGATCGAAGGCCAGTGGCAGATCGGCAGCGTGAAGTTCGGCAAGGGGACAAAGATCCCCATCATGACCGTCGAGCCGATCGGTTATGAGGTCTCAGCCGGCGATCGTCCGTTGCCCATGTCGGATCAGATCAGATTCACCAAGGATTATATCCAGCCTGGAGTCATGCAATTTCAGATGGCTGTGTTGGACAATCATATTCTAGAAGACATGCTCGATGCCCCGGTGGACCTCGCGGCTCTTGGTATCGTTCCGGGTCACGAGCTTCTCGAGGCTCTGAAGAACGAGTGGCTGGGTGACGAAGTCCGACTCCAATGGGGCAAGGTTAAGCCTCTGACTTACCGTGCGGCGGGCTATAACCGTATGGTGTACGGTCGGCCGCGCAACTTTGCTTCCGCCCCGTTGAAGCACCGGCCAGGGTGGTATGGCATCACGGCCAGCTACCAGCTAGCCGACGCCTCTTCATACGAGGAGAAATTCGATCAGGTTACGGTCAACCCCACAGCGAACGGGGTGAACGGCGGCAGCCTGACACGAGATCAGGAGGCCCTGTCTCCTACGTGGCTTAAAGCTGCGATCATCGGACCGATCAGCAATCCGGTTGTGAAGCTAGGCCCGTACACTGTCCCGATCAACTACGTGATTCCGGCTGGTCAGACGGTTGAGATCAACTCTTTCCCTTGGGAACGTCGAGCGGTCACGAGCACGAACCTGAACATTGGTTCGAAGTTGCCAAGCGATACTTATCTCGAAGACCTTCGTATTCCCGCGAAGGCTACCTGGCCCGTTGCTCTTCACGGTGGTTCGACCACCTCGGCAACGAAGCTCCTGGTACAATGGCAAGAGGCGTATCGCGCTATTTGAGTCCTAGGAGACCGCGTGAAGATCATCGTCGAGGAAGCAGTCACGGGAAACATTCTCACCCGTGATCTTGCTCTCGTCCAACCCCCGGAAGTTGTTCGGACCCTGAGCGGCCCGTCCAGCATCAAGTTCTCGGTGTTCCCAGACGAGCCCTCAATGGAAGGGATCCTCTTCAAGGCGTACGGCCAGATGGTCCATGTGGAGATTGATCGACAGGACGGAACCCCCTGGGTTATCGCAAGCGGAATCACTCAGCCTCCAGAAATTGATCAGGAGACGGGCGCTGTCACGGTCACGGCCAATGGGTTCTCGGGATACCCGGACAAGATTCCGTGGCTCCAGAACTACAATCCGATTGCTGTGGATCCATTCGAGGTTATCCACCGAATCTGGACGCATATCCAAGCGCAGCCGCAGGGCAATCTCGGAGTAACGGTCAGTCCGGCCAGTAGCAACACGCTGCTCCTCCCTGGCTTCTATTACGACGGCAGCGAGTTCGTACTGGATTTCTTCGCCTACTTCGTACGCAGCGAAGACTATCGAGACTGTCTCGAAGAGATCCACAGCCTGTGCCGGGACGTGCCGATCGACTTCTTCGAGGACTCGGTCTGGAATGCAGGCCGAACTGCAATCAACAAGACCCTTCGCTTGGCCTATCCACGTGGCGGAACCGTCCAGAACGCACTGATCTTCAAGCAGCGAGAGAACGTGCTTTCAATGTCGCCAGCGCAAGAGATGGATATCCAGTACAACTCCGAAGTGATTGTTCGCGGCTGGTTCCCCGGGAAGATGCACAAAACCCACCTGGTCAACGCCGACCCCACGCGATATCGGCGAGTCATCAAGGACGAGGACGCGCTGATCAACAGCCGTGAACGTAGCGCGGCTCGAGCTGGTCGTAAGCTGGCAATCCGCCAGGTTCCACACCACTGGGGAGCGATCACGGTGGACATGTATCACCCCAACGCTCCGTGGGGAACGTACGACGTCGGAGACGACATACTGATCTCCGGAGAGATGCCGATGGAAGGGCGTAAGGCAGAATGGCACAGAATCATGACCATCCAGCCGAACGACCAGCAAGGTGTCGTTCAGATGACGACTAAGCATGTGGACGCCTTCAACTACGACCCGATCACCTTCCCGGGGTAGTCATGGCGGGCTCAGGAAGCAGGGAAGTTTTCTTCCTCAAGCAGGTCGCGAATCAGAAGTACAACAAGGATTTCGCGGTCAACATGGTTCAGGTGAACAACACCCTGACCAGTATCTCGAAGTACCTGATCGTAATGCAGCAGGGCATCGACGATCTCAACCGCGATATCCTTGAGCAGATCCAGGACTTCATCCAGGAACTGATCATTCTTTTCAACGGCGGAGACTTCAGTGAGCTCGGTCTGGACTTTGGACATCTGAAGTATGTGTTCCGTGCGATCGGCGCCTTCTTCGGTTTTGGTCAGGGGCTGACCAGCACCGGAGCAATGGCTCAGAACTTCTTCCAGCAGTTCTTGGCTCCGTTCCAGTGGTTCGGCGACGCTGTCGGTAACGCGGTAGACACTGTGATCGACTTCATCCTTGGCCTTCTCTCCTGGATTCCCGGTGTCGGCAACGCTCGTCAGAAACTGGCCAATGCTCTCAATACGACCCGGGACACAGCGGTTGCGGCGCAGGAGAGCAATCAGGAGCTGACGAACAAAGTTTGGGAAGGTGCCACGGCTCAGCAGGCCGAAGGCAGCATGACCGAACAGCAGGTTCGAGACGCTGTCGCTGCGATGAAGGCTCGGGCAGAAGCATTGCGTCGAGAGAACGAGCTTCGCTACAGCAGCGCGGTCCCCAACTGGCAGGGCCTGGTTCCGGGTGGCGACGTGACGTGTCCACTCAACGACGTGTCTGTTCGTGACAACTGGCGAGTAGACGTAGACGGCCAGACCGCCGACGGCGGTGGCTTCCCCGGTCACTTCCACGGATCGGGAACCTTCGAGGCGGTTCTCAACCTGGGGATTCCACAGAGCTGCATGACCTCCGCCAGCGGTGCCAATCGAAGCGGTCCGTTCGCCGTCACTCGCGCACGATCTGACGCTCCACGTAACGTGCTGACATTCCTGTGTCGTGCCATTGGCAGCGTTACGGAAGCCTACGCCTCCCTCTGGACGTACGATGAGGATAACGACCGGTGGATGTGCGTGTCGGTCAGCTCGAACTTCATCGCTCAGGTTCCTGGCGTGGCGGAATACGGATGGGTGGACGCGGTTCTTCAGCAGGAATACACCCCAGGTATCGGCGACAACATCGCCGTGATGTGGACCTCTGTTGGCACCGGACAGCTCGCCATCGCTAGCTCGTTCAGCGCCTCGGACTCTGCTGACCAGTTCAGCATCCCGGCTTACCATAGCGTTCCGTACGGAACCCGTTGCCACGTCACCCTAGGCGGACAGCCCGTTCCCGGCACCACGGTCACTCTGGGTCAGGGTGCAGGCTGGAAGTCCGGGCGTACTCCTTTCTGTCAGATAGCCCCGAACCTCGGGCAGACTGTCGAGCCAACGCCTCAGTATTGGTTTGACGATTTCAATGCATCGGATCCAAGTTCTTACACGTTCAGCTCTGGCGCTAAGATCAGCAGCGAGGGCGACTTCCGTTACACTGGAGGCGCGGATGGCCTCCAGTATCTGATCTGTCGTGGTCAAATGGCTACTCCTCATATGCGTATAGAGGCTACGGCCAAGAACCACGTCGGACGCGAAATGTTCATGCGCCTCGGTTGTTCGCCCAACGGAACTTCTGGCGTTAATATGGTGATTCGGGGCGATTCTTCGACCACAACAGAGCTCGTCCTGTTCACGGTCTCTGGATCTGACGCCAATGGACTCACAGAGCGCAAGCGTCTCGAGAATATCCCTAAGACAGCCTACGATCGGTGGGCTATCGAGTTCTACGAGCCGAACAGCAGTTACCTGATCTATCAGAACAACAATCTGGTGACAAGCTGGGCAGATCCTGGAAACCTCGCTCTGCGAGGAAAGGGAAAGCGTTCTGGTGGCCTTGGAGTTTCTCGAATTGCGTTCGTCAACTCCGGTCAGTGGGACGACCTGTTCATTCACGATGTAATCATGGAAGAGGTGTGACATGGCCGAAGAAGTTCAACCCCTGAAGTACCCGCTCGCGGATATCAATCCGGATCAGAAACAAGCGCTGTACATCAGCCTCCTGGAAAGGAAGGTGCAGTATCAGTCCACGCTGATGCTCCAGTACCGGACCCTCCTGGAGGCAATGACCGGCGAAGCGTGGGATCAGATCGACACTCGTCTCAAGAAGGGCGAGATGATGAAGATCGCCACGAATGCCTTCGAACGCAACTTGGCTCGAGACCTGGCGGAAGCAGAGCGCATGGTCCAGGCGAATCTCGAAGCGGCAAACGCACCTTACGAAAGGTAGGATGTAGGCATGGCTTACGTCTGGTATATCGGCAAGGCCAACAAGCGAGAGCTACGCGGCGAAGAATGGCCGGGTGGCCTTGTCGTGTGGAACGTGAAGAATGGCTTCAGCCTTCCTCAGGGAATGTTCACAGAAGCTCAGCTGAATATACTGGACGCAGATCGTGACTTCCTCCTGAACCAGACCGAAGAGGTCCGCCAGTTGCCAGCGGCCGAAGATCCTGTCTTCGGCGACAACATGGCCGAGTACTGGTACTCCAAGACTCGTCAACTTCATCTGGAGATACTCGAAGCTCTCGAGACCGGCGAGTTTCGGGGCGAGCAGGGTATCCAGGGTATCCAAGGCCCCAAGGGTGACAAGGGAGACAAGGGCGACAAAGGGGACAAGGGCGACACCGGCGCTCAAGGACAGCAGGGTATCCAGGGTTTAAAGGGCGACACCGGAAACACTGGAGCAACCGGGCGAGGATTCAATCCTCGGGGTGCGTGGGCCGCTACGACAGCATACGCGGTCGACGACATCGTCACTGTCGGGGGCGAAACATGGCGATGCGTGACGGCTCACACCTCTGGAGCGTCTTGGGCGTCCACCAACTGGGAAAGATGGGCTCAGAAGGGCAGCACCGGCCAGGGATACACGTTCAGGGGCGCATGGGCCGCTTCTACAGCCTATGCCCTGTACCAAACCCTCAGCTACCAAGGTCAATTTTACCAGGTAACCACGGCCCATACCTCTACCTCGACCTTTGACGCCACTAAGTTCGCGCTCCTGGCGGGGAAGGGCGATAAGGGTGACAAGGGTGACGTCGGAGAGAAGGGCGACAAGGGAGACAAAGGAGATCAAGGCAACCAAGGTGTCCAGGGAATTCAGGGAACCCAAGGACCGCAGGGTCAGCAGGGTGTCCAGGGTCCCAAGGGTGACAAGGGTGACATGGGAGAGGGGTTGCACTTCGACCACTTCCCCGCCACCTACGCCGAAATGCTGGCGATCCCGTCTCCTGCCGAGGGCGATGTCGCGATGGTCTTGTCGACCACTCGAACATACGTCTACGCTGGCGGATCATGGCCTTCCAATGAAGAAGACGGCATCATGCTTCGCGGTCCGATGGGTCCGGCTGGACCGCAGGGCGAGCAGGGTCCACAGGGAACCCAGGGCATCCAGGGAACCCAGGGTCCGCAAGGCGAGCAAGGTCCAGAGGGCGACCAGGGTATCCAAGGACCGAAGGGCGACAAGGGCGACAAGGGCGACACAGGCAATCAGGGTATCCAGGGAGACCAGGGGCCGCAGGGGCTCACCGGCCAGCAGGGAATCCAGGGTGTCAAGGGAGACAAGGGCGACACTGGTGATCCCGGTACCGTGATCGGCGCTCTACCCCCGACCGGTGTCACCGGGAAGCTATACGTGACACCATGAGCGGATTCAAGGTCTGGAACGGATCCGCCTTCGTAGACGCCCAGCCGTGGATCTGGAATGGCTCAGCTTTCGTTCGTCCGTCTGGCGTATATCGCTGGGACGGAACCAAGTTTGTTAAGATCTGGCCGACTTTCGTCAAGCAGAAAATGAACAAGTCGGGTAGCTATCTTAACAGTAACTCTACCAACGCTCTCGTTACGACTTGGCTCTCGGACTCTGAATTCCCTTCCACAATTACGGCAGATTCGCTTATCGTTCAGGGTGCTCAGGCTGGCGCTCTCGTCAAACTGAACTACAACATGCAGTCTTCCTCAGGAACAGGCGATCGTATTCTTGGCGTTCATAAGAATGGCGTAGAGCTGGACAGGGGCATCCTCCGCCTCGGAACCACGGCAGTTCAGGGATTCCTGGGGATGATCACGGACCTCGCAAATGGAGATGATCTTGAGGTCCGTATATTCTCGGGGAACACCCGCGTGTTCGATGCCGTCACGTATCTGTCTGTGTCTCCTCTGGTACAGAGTGTCAGGATTGACAAGAGCGGGGTCTATGCCTTCGAGTCAACTGGATACAAGACTATCACCGGCTGGACACCAAACGGAACCTATCCCGGAACGGTCCAAACAGACGGCCTCCGGGTTCCTGCTACGGCTAGTAACTGGTGCGTCCAGGCTGAGATTCAGCCTGCCGGACTGAACAGCTCCTTCGGAGCCAATACCTTTAGGATCGCCGTCAACGGAGTTCAGCTCGGAACCACCTATGCCCGGATCTCCAACGACGTGATCCGGGTCGGCCTGGCGGATCAGACACTTAACGAGGGCGACGTCATTACTCTTCAGGTTGATCGAGCTAACAGCGGCGGATCTGTTACGAGCGGATACATTCAACTTTTCCGGGACTAGGCCGTGGTATAATTGCGTCTATGGGTGATCCGGTAGGAATGGTCGAAGCCTTCAGGAAGGCTGGACTGAAGGTCAGCGAGTATCCGGGTTGGCGTGGTCGGGGACACGGCGACTTCGGCAAGGTGTGGGGTCCTTTCATGCACCACACTGGTTCCTTCGGCGAAACGCCGCGAGGGATCGCAGAGCATCCCAGTCTCGGACTGGCATCCCAGTGGCATCTCGCGCCGAACGGCGTCTACACCATCTGTGGTATTGGGATCGCTTACCACGCAGGAATCGGCTCATGGCCGACGATCCCCACGAACAACGGCAACGCTGTGTGTGTCGGATTCGAAGCGGCACACAACGGCACTTCGGCCTGGAGCAAGCCTCAGCTCGACGCTTATCTGAAGGGCGTCCAAACCCTCAACATCTTCCTGGGCAATCCATGGGACAAGGTCGTCGCTCACAAGGAGTACGGCAAGATCCAGGGCAAGTGGGACCCCGGCAATCTGGACATGAAGTGGGTCCGCCAGCAGCTGAAGGTTCGCGACATCGAGAAGCCGATCGTCATGAACATGATCGAGCTGGAGGCCAAGGAGAATCCTTGGGTCGGTGTCCGCCATGCGAAGCCGGGTGCCGAAGGAGAGATGAAGATCGGCCGGGACTTCAAGGGTCGCCAGGTCGAATACGACCACGCGAACATCTACTTCTATCCGGGCCTCGGCGCGTTCGCCATTCCTCACGCCGACCCGAAGATTCCCGGTTCGGGAATCTTCGAGGCTTACGCTCGTCGCGGTTACGAGCGTGGCCCTCTCGGATACCCTGTTCGCGACTTCAGTCTGATCGAAGGCCACGGAGTTTCCGGCGCGGTCATGGCCTTCCAGGGCGGTCTGCTCTACGTCGCCAACGATCCCTCCATCGGCGATCACATGCTGGGTGGCATAATCGGTCAGCGCTGGGCGCTTGAAGGTTGGGAGGACGGCCCGCTGGGCTGGCCGATCACCGACGAGTACGACAACGGGACCGGTGGCAAGCGTCAGGAATTCCAGTTCGGAACGCTGGAATGGGATCCGTCCGGTGCCATCAAGAAGCTGGGCACCGAGCCGGTTCGCAACCTGTCCCTCGTGGACAGCAACGGTTACCCGCTCGCCGTCACCGAAGGCGTCGAGCTCATCGCAGCATAGGAGCAGGAATGACAGTCACGACCAGCAATACCCCCGCACTGATCTTCAACCGCGAGCCCGCAGCCATTCAGGGTTTCGTCATGATGCTCGTCGCTCTGTTCTCCGGCTTCGTGCTTCCGGTGTCAGAGACCGGCCAGGCGGTCATCCAGACCGTAGTCGGAGCCGTGCTCTTCCTCTGGGTCGCGATCAAGGTCCGAGAGAACGTCTACCCGGCGATCCTCGCCCTGACCGCCGCCATCCTCCCGCTGGCGGTGCACTACGGTCTGGAGCTGACCAAGGACGAGCAGAGCCTGATCCTCAGCGGTGTCTCGCTGACCCTCGCATTCATCGCCGGCCGTCCGGGGCTCACCCCGAAGGTCAACGTCGTCGAGGGCTCGGTGGTGCCGGGTTCCATCCGGGACGAAGCAGTCTGATCTATGAGTCGTTCGGTTAAGAAGAATGACAAGCTCAAGGCTCTCCTCGACTATGCGAAGGGCAACGCAATTGTCCATTCTGCATTCGGGTTCAGCTACGGGCTTCTCACTATCTTTGCCGGAGATGCTCTCTGGGCAGGGGGAAGGACGTATGAAACGGCCAACTCCCTGCCCTACGCCCCGCAGAGCTGGGGCACAATCGCAATTGTCTTTGACGGCGTCATCGCAATTGGCTCTATCAAGAAGACAAACTCAGAGCGATGGATTCGCTGGGGTTGCTTCGGTTTGGCCGCATGGTGTTTCGTCTTTGCGATCTTTTTCTTGATTGACAGCATTGCACACTGGACTCCTTTTGGCCTTCCGGGCGTAGTAGTTTATGGCTACTCTGCACTCCTCATGATTCATCGCTCCGTATTGGGCGAGAGGCTTTCCGTTGGGGACGATCCGGCATAATTTCAAGGACATCAGGAACCTTGGTTATGAAGTGCAGAGTGGCCCATGGCCATTCTACCGACTTGTCATCGTCATGCTGTGCTGGGGATCGATAAACCAGGTTATTGCCGGTCCTCCGAAAACGATAGTCGACGGCTTTCCTCATTGGATGACGATCGTTTACACGGTTTTCATGCTCGTCGGTACGATCATGATTCTTGTGCCGATCCAATTCATGCGTCAGAATCTAGCCGCGTTGAACCTGGAGCGAGCTGGATCTTGGATATTCGTTGGGTCTGTGACAGTTTACCTCACAAACTACCTCCTGACAGAGGGGTATCCGGCATCTCCGAATGTGACGGTCTTCTTTGCCTTTCTGATCTATCCGATCTATAGAGTTCGTCAGCTGAACAGAGAGATCAAAGAGGCCCGGAAACAAAAGAAGGAGATGGGTCTCTAATGGATACCAATGTCATCATTGCCCTCATCACTTTGGCTGGAGCGATTGCCGCCGCTATCGCCAGCAGCGGAATCGTCAGTTATGTCCAGAACAAGGGGAAAACGACTGTAGAGACGAAGCAGATTGAGGAGAACATCATCTCCAAAATCCGTCGTGAGGGTGACAAGAAGAACGACGTTCTTGTCGCTCGTGCTGAGCTTCAGGAATACAAGTTCGACATTTTGCTGGAAGAGCACCTGGCGCTCATCGATAAGGTGAAGCTGACATGTGGTTCCGCAGATCAGGTCGAGCTGGCGGAATTGCGCGCATCGGCATTGAAGATCAAGTACACCGATCGCATTCCGGGAAGGGAACCTCCGCCACAATTCCCGCACCCAGGAGATGAATCTCATTCCTAAATTCATCTCAAAAGGAGCCCCCTCTGATCGATCAGGGCTGCGCGCCCGCGTAGATCCGCTCGAGCGATACGCAGGGCTGCGCCTTAAAACAGTGTGAGACATGATATTTTCGCGCGCGTGGTAAGACCAGCGCGCGATCGATACTTTCGCGCCCGCACACATGAACGCACGCACGGAATAACGATCGTGCGCGATCCACACTTTCGCGCCTGGAGCGCGAGCGCCCGCACGGAACGTGGAAACGCGAACGCGATCGTTGTTCCGTGCGTGCGTCTGTGTGTCCGCACGCGAAAGCAATGAACGCGCGCGATCCTTTATGTGCCCCGAAGCGAGTGTGCCTGCACGCGCGCGTCGCGCGACGTGCACGTCGTGTGCGTGTGCGACACGCACGCACGTTCCACATTGCGCGCGAGAGAAAAATTTTTATTTCGGATCTACCAGCGGTTTTCGCCCAATTTTCGGGCAATTTTCAAAAATGGGGTTGTGAAAGTTTTGGGCACCCCGTAGCATCGTTCTTGTCAGGCCAACCGGCCCGGCACCGGAGCCCAGAACCAGGGCCACACCCTTTAGGAGTAACCATGTCTGAGAACACTGCTGCCATCGCCCCCGCTGCTGCTGAGGCCGCACGCCCCAAGGCCGATGTCTACGTGGCCCCGAAGGGCCACAACCCGGACAAGGACTGGAGCTACATCGCCGACAAGGAGCCGCTGGAAACCCACGAGCTCTTCGCCCAGATCATCCGCCGGAAGGCCGGGATCGAGATCTCTGCGAAGCAGGTCCAGGCCCTGCTGCTGATGCACCGTTGGATGCAGGCCAGCGACCTGAACCGGGAGCGCGAGACCTTCCGTGGCCGGACCCTTGGGTCCGTCATCCGGGGCGCCGAGACCCAGCTGGGTCGCAGCGAGAACCGGGCTACCATGGAGGGCGAGGACGCCCAGGTGGTCCAGGTGATCAACTCGGTGGGCGACGAAGTCGCCGAGGCCATCCGCGCCGAGCTCACGGCTCCGGTGGTGGAGCAGGTCGAGGAGCCGGAAGTGGACTTCCGGACCGCGCCGAAGGCGGCGCTGGTCTCCATGGTGGTCGAGCAGGAGCTCGCCCCCGAGGCCGACGCCAAGAAGCTGACGGTCAAGAAGCTCCGCGCCCTGCTCAGCGGCGAAGAGGCCTGACCGGCTAGGTGGAATCGCTCCCCTTCGGGGAGGGGAGCGGTTCCCGCCTAGTCCGCCAGGACTGCCAACACACGAGCCTGAGGAGGCACCCATGTCCGTTCCGTTCACCAAGGCGTCCCAGCTGACCGGGGAGACCCATACCCGAGTCATCCCCGTATCGCCGAAGGCGCTGGAGGAGTGGTTGGTCGGCCAGGCCAACGGGTCCGCCCCGCACATCCAGGTCGCCTTCCCCGAGCTGTCCGCAGACGACCGCGAGTTCATCCTCACCGGGATCACGCCCGAGGAGTGGGAGTCGGCCTTCGGCCCGCTGGCCGACGACTGACAAAAAGGCTTGTGGGGTGTGCGCCCTACCTGTACAGTGCAGGTAGGGCACCACCCGACAGCATCCGCACCAAACGATCAGGAGAAGCAAGTGAGCGACTACGAGAACAGCTACTACGACCCGAACTACGTGGACCCCGGCGAGATCATCGGCGAAGCCGAGGGCAGCGCCGGAGCTCTCTGGGAGGCCTGCGCCAAGCTGGCGGAGGCAGCCATCCTCGCCGAGCGCCGAGCGGCCAAGCGTCCCAACGAGCCCGAGTACCTGGAAGGCGATCCGCCCGTCGTCCGCTTCTGGAAGCGGTTCCCGGGGGCGATCGCGGCCAACGTGCCGAACACCGGACGTCGCTATCACTACGTGGCGATCGGTATCCGCCACGAGAAGTACAGCCCTCGAGGGCTTCGTCCGCACCTCGGCGAAACCGAGTGGTTCATCACCGGATCTCGGGAGAAGGGGCGCTCGTTCACCTGGGAGGGGCTCATGGAGTTCATCGGCGAGGAGTACTGGGACACGGTGGAGGTGCTCCACGGACTCGTGGAGCTGAAGCCCGGAGAGGAGATCTGAGATGGCAACCTGCGGGAAGTGCAAGGGCCACGCCGCCACGGTGGCGGAGATCCGGGCTTGCTACGCCGGACAGCCGAACGCGCACAGCGAAGCGGCCGATGCGAAGCGGATCGAGAACCACGGCGACAACCGTGCCTATCTCAACGTTCCGTACGCTGAGAAGGATCGCGTCAAGGCTGAGCCCTTCTACGGCAAGTGGGATCCGCAGAAGCGTCAGTGGTGGGTTGACAACAAGACCCTGGTCAAGTTCGGGAAGCGCATGCCGGATCACTGGAAGAGCGACATTGCAGCAAAGTCGACCTCCGGTCGCAGCCCCGAGTCGTTGGAAGAGGGGATCTACTCTACCCCTCCGGGCATCTACTACAAGGTCTATCGCTCGGTCCACGGAATGAATCCCGGCCAGCTCATCACGAAGGTGCTCGTCGTCAAGAACGGCTCCGGCAAGTGGGAGTATCGCGGCAAGCGTCCTCTCCGGGAGATTGCCAGCGACGGCAAGCTGCTCAGCCTCGAAGAGGCCAAGGCGTTCGGCAAGATGTACGGATTCTGTATCCGGTGCGGACGCACGCTCACGGACGAGGGCAGCATCGCCGCCGGAATCGGGCCGATCTGCGCTGGCAAGTTTCACGAGCAGCCGAAAGTGACGCTCGGTCGGAACCCTGCCAACACCCCGGACCACTCCGTGGATGTTCAGGATCGCGTTCCGCAGTACGACGCCGACCCGGAATACGAGCACGAGTTGGTTGGCGGTCGAGGCGAAGACTTCTACGGCACCGACGGGCGATTCCCGATCTAGGAACTGTGACGCGGGTGAGGCTGGTCTACGGACCAGCCGATCCCGGGAGACAGGCTCCCCAAGGAAGGAACACATGAAGATCAGGACCAAGCTGCTCGCCACCGTTGGCGGAACCATCGGAGCGATCGCTGCGCTGACCGCATGCGACCCGAGCGACACGGCTCAGCCCGCGTTCACGCCGGAGGCAGTCGCCATCCACTCCACGACTGCGCCGCTGGAGACCAGCATGACCCCGGACGCGAAGTACCAGGTGTTCACGGACGAGGACAAGTTCCTCGCACTCCTGGACGACGCCGGAGTCTACTACGCCAGCCCCGAGGCAGCGGTCAAGATGGCCAAGAGCATCTGCGACACGCGGAGTCGGTACCCCGAGGAGGCAGCGGTGGCCATCCTCTTCGCAGCCAACGCAGAGTCCGGAGGGGACACCCTCTACACCACGGACGAGCTCACGAGCCTCTACGCGGCGAGCATCGTCATCTACTGCCCGCAGTACTCCTGACATGTACGGCGAGGACGACTGGCTGGAAGCCGAGTACGAAGAACGCTCGCAGCTTCAGCGCGATTTCGAGTTCGAGCGTTACGGCGAGCTCTTGGACGAAGAAGACGACCTGTAGCCAAGGACACCTAGGCCGTGCTAACCTGTACAGGTAGGGGTTACACGCAAGGTAAGGATCAGGGATGAAGGCACAGTACGGAAGCCCTCCGGAACCCACGCCGGAGGAGGAGGCCTTCGCAGAAAAGGCCATCGCGGTCATGGGAGAACTTGGCCTTCCGGCCGAGTACCGTCACATCGTGGAGGACCTTCTCTGCACGTGGGAGCCGGAAGACATCGATCACGAGAAGGTGGAGGCGATGTACGCCGTCCACCGTGGGACAGGAGCTATGTGATGACCGAAGCTGTTGTGGATATCGAGTTCCCAATGGAGCTGTCAAACGAGCTCCTGGACTCCATCCTCGTCACCGCTTTCGACGGGGACGTCGGGGGCTCCAACTACTGGCTCGCCGGAGCAGAAGTGAGCATCGACAGGAAGGATACCGGCGGACCGTACTCGTACACGCGATGGGTCGCCGTGGACATCAAGTACACGGACTCCGGCTCGGAAGAGCCCGAGGACGAGGACGACGAGCTGCACGAGTTCCGCCTGGACGCCGAGGCGATCGCCAGGGGTCTGCGAACCGTGATCAAGCGCAAGCGCGAAGACGGCAAGCCCTCGGACAGGGCGAAGCACGTCCTCGAGGCTCTGGTCACGAACGACGGCGGCATGATCGACGCGGACGACGCGGACTTGATCGTGCAGTACGCGGTCTTCGGCAAGGCGGTGTTCGGATGAGCGAGGACCGCAGGCTGCGCATCATCGAGAACCTCCTGATCAAGGCGTCCCACGAGGGCACGCCGGAGCACGAGCGAATCGCCAGCCAAGAACAGGCCGATCGCCTCATGGCGCAGTATCAGATCGACCGGGCGATGCTGAACTTCAACCGGGACGAGAAGGAGGTCCGCCAGCCTGTAGAGCGAGACTACGAGACCGTGGACATCGTCCAGGACGGTTCCGTTCGAGGCTCAACGTACAACTGGAAAACCAACAGGCTCACCATGTCTCGCGACACCGAGGAGTACGCCATCCAGGGCGTGATCTCCGGAATACGCGGCAAAGTCTTCCGGCACGCCGGATGCATGTGGTTCTTCGCCAACAACAAGACTCGGGCGATCGGGTACGAGGAAGACCTCATGTTCGCCGAGATGCTGTGGCTCGGCGTCTTCAGCGACATCATGACCAAGATGTTCCCGACCTGGGACGCCAGCCGTGGGTTCGACGAGAACGTGTACCGACTCAAGAAGGCCGGATACAGCTGGAGCCAGGTTCGCGAGATCGGCCTGAAGAACCAGGCGAAGGACGCCTACGGCATGCTCACCGAGAAGAACGCGGGCAGCAAACTCCGGAACGGATTCAAGCGCCACGCCACCAAGATCGGCGAGGAGGTGCTCCCCGGAAAGCGACAGCCTTCCAACCCGCACCTCTGGCGGAGAAGCTTCATCGACTCGTATTCAGCTACGCTAAGTCAGCGTATGGCTGCGCTGAAGGCTGGCCGTGAGGAGTACTTCGACAAGACGAATCTCCCTGCCATGACGCAGGACAAGGATCGTGTTCGTCAGCGAATGTACGAGCTGTATCCGGAACTCGACCCGGCAAATCGGCCTAAGCCGGATCCGGACCAGGAAGCGGCTCCGCGCAAGCCGACCAAGGCTGTCAAGCAGAAGATTCGCCATGCGGACCCGGACGCTTGGGCAGCGGGGCACTCCGCCGCCTCCAAGATCAACCTGCGGAACGACAAGGCCGCAGGCGACAGAAAGGAACAACTGGCATGACACAGTTCGTGGACGAGATTCCACCACCGCCGAAGAACACCGGTAACCTCGACAAAGACCTAGCCGCGTTCGCGGAGGACCTGAAGAAGAAGCCGATGTGCTGGGCGGAGTGGCCACGCGAGTTCCCTTCGGCCAGCGTGGCAGGGTCCACGCGCTCGAACATCCGCCGGGGTAGCTACACCTCGTTTCGTCCTCCGGAGCATTTCGAGACTCACACGCGCAAGCGGAAGCTCTTCGTGCGATACGTCGGAGAGAAGGGGGCAGAGTCGTGAGCAGGAAGGTCGCCTTCTACTACATGTCCACCGAAGTCGATCGCAAGGGCGTTCGCATGATAACCGACCAGGTGGACGAGGCGCTCATGGTCGAGCTGAAGGGGCAGATCGTGCCCATCGCGGCCGGGTTCTACGTCGGAAGCTACGGCGTCCAGCAGTACAAGCGCCGCTTGAAGATCTGGTCGCATCTCCTCGATCTCATGGAGAAGGAGCAAGATCTGGAAGAACAGATCGATCAGCAGATGGTCGGGCACGGTGCGCAAGAGGAGATGAGTCTCCTGCAAGCTCGAATGCAAGGCGTTCGGGAAGCTCTAGCCATGCTAGGGTATGGCAATATCGGTCTCGACGCCCTCAAACTCATTGAGGCGCAGGCCGACATCCGATACGATCAGGAGTTGTGATGTACGAAGAGCACGAGGAGCAGTGGAACGGTGTCGTCTCCAGGGTGTGTCAGCACTATGACAACGCCATGGAAGACCTGGATTTTGCCCCATACTTCACCGTGGACGACGTGGACGAGCTTCCGATACTCAGGGAAGCCCTCGTCGCAGCGAGGTATGCATTATGAAGGTGGTCTTCTGGGACGATACCACAAAGCAGGACGTAACAATTCTCGACGCAGAGGAGAAGGCGGTCTGCACGTGGCCGGAATGCAACGAGCGCGCAGTCGTCCAATTACGAATCACCGGCTCGGTGCCTCATCATGAGTGCAGAGTTCACGCAGACAACATCCTCAGCAAGCTCATCTTCATAGGAGTTCTTCCATGAGTCTGGAGAAGGCAAACAAGTTCATTGGAACCGCTCGCGAGAGTGGCTGGGAGACCAAGTGGAACTGTGACGAAGAACACACGTGGTTCCGGGTGACGGCCACACGCGGTCCGGAGACCCTGATCATCGAATGGCAGAATCGGCAGTTGGCCTTCTCGCCGTCCTACCAGCTTCACGAGATGAAAGTCAAGGTGCACAGCACGAAGGACGCCTACCGGCTCGTGCAAGCACCCAAGCCCGACATGGATCGATACGTCAAGTGGCAGAGCAGGCAGCGGGCAGCAAACCGCAGGCTAAACGGTGAGGCCGCTGCCATGTCAGAACCGGCCGAAAACGTGGAGTACGAGCTCCCCTTCGACATTAACGCTGACGAGGACAGCACTATCCTCAAGGCGATCCGCGGAAACACAATCGTCTGGAGGAACAGCATCTCCAAGACCGTCGAGTCCTGCTTCGTTCCGTATCGCACGAGCGATAACAAGGTCTTCAACTGGGATCTCCAGAACGTCTTCTATCTCGCCGAGGGCGAAACCACCGGCAAGTCCTACTTGTCCTTCATGGACAGCAACGGCCAGTTCCGGGCCGTACATCTCGAAGCATTGATCGGGGTCGTGTGATGACCAAAACCAGAAACGTAAGCAAAAGAAATATCGCTTACACTGACGGAAGATCTGCTTGGCAGGAGGACGAAGATCGATTTCTAGAGGAAAATTGCAAATTGGCAACTATCCCTCAAATGGCCAAGTTTCTGGGGAGGACCGTTCCTTCCGTAACAGGAAGAATGAAGAAGCTAGGTCTAAGCGGAGGTCCAAGAGGTGTCAACAAGGATCCGTTCCGCATGCCTTCTGGAGCGATTCTCATTGCCAGAACCTGCCTGAAATGCGGTCTTTTCCTCCCAGAGAATTGGTTCCACGTCTCTCATAAAATTCACAGAGATCAGTATTGCAAGTCTTGCAGGAACGGAATCGGGAAAAGTCGTGATCGTAAAGAGTATACGAGAATTGGCAACGAGAAAGAGAAAGCGAAGAACGTCGTAACATCTAAGATGGCGACCAGAGTTGGGATCTCGTGGGAGGAAGAAGAGGATAGCTATCTTCGCGAGAACTATAAGGAGAAGGGCGACTTTCAACTTGCAATAGAGATGGGTCGAACCATGAAAGCCATAACTCATCGAAGGCATGTTCTAGGATTAAGCAAGAACAGGATCAGGTACACCGACCCAAGGAATGAGATGTGGGTCATTCACTTCCCGAACGCCATGAAGGCTCTTCGGGAAGAGTTCAAAAAGCTGGGTATTCCAGAAGAAGAATGGGACTGGAACGATTGAGTGTGGTACGGTTAGCTCGAAAGGTAAGGTGATCGCATGGGAACAATCTGGCTAGACAAGGTTGGCAACAAGCTCATCCTCAAGAGCGATTGGCACGACACCATCGCTGCTCGCTGCAAGGAGGTGGGCGGGGGTCGCTGGGATCCCAAACGCAAGGCTTGGGTCTACGACCTTCACTGGCACGTGTGTCTCCGCATTCGAAAGCTCGTGGCCACCCCTCTCGGATGGCCCATCAGGCTCAGCACCGACATGAAGGAGTGGGCGGAAGCCGAGAAGCTCCGCCAGGACTCCATACCTGACCCCACCGAACAGAAGCTGATCCAACTGGCTCTGAGCGGGAGCAGCCCCAGGATCTGGGACGCCGTTTCTACTCGCAAGTTCCAGACCGTAGGGATCGATTTCGGCAACCGAGTTCGCCGCTTCGTCCTGGCGGACGATCCAGGTCTGGGTAAGACTCTCCAGACAATCGGTATGGTCGAAGAGGCGCAGCTTCACGGACCGATCCTCGTGGTCGCGAACAAGTCCGCACAACAGATCACGTGGCCGAATGAGATTCGTAAGTGGACCGACGACAAGGTCGTCGTCTTCGATACGACGATCCCGAAGGCGCAGCGCGGGAAGCTGATCACGGACCTGTTCGACGAGTGGGAGCAGAACCCCGAGATGCGGACCTGGGTCATCATGAATCCGTACTGGGTTCGTATGAAGGCCGAGGTGGACGACTACGGCAAGTTCCTGAGGACTGAGAAGGGTCTCAAGATCGTTCGTGCCGAGGTGCCCGAACTTTTCATGGAGTACTGGGCAGGCGTGTTCGCCGACGAGTCTCACGAGACGCTGGCGACCAGTACCGGCAACGCGAAGAAGTGGTCTCAGCAGCGGCAAGGCATGGGCGCACTGAACGTGATGGACAACGGATTCAAGGTCAGTATCTCTGGAACCCCGATGCGCGGCAAGCCGACGAACATGTTCGGTCAGCTGAACTGGCTCTACCCGGAGCAGTACACGGGATTCTGGCCGTGGGCCAAGCGTCATTTCGCGGTCACAGACGAGGGTTACGGTGGTGCTCTGGAGGTCGGCGAACTCCTCAACCCGAAGGACTTCTACAAGGAGATCGCGCCGATAATGATCCGGCGTACCAAGGCCATGGTGGCTTCTGACTTGCCACCCAAGCAGTACGGTGGCACCGAGCACCCCGCAGGCGACGTCGTGGGCGTGTGGTTGCCACTCCTGCCCGCACAGCAGAAGGCATACGACCAATTCGTCAAGTCAGGAACCTACACCGACGAGAACGACGTGTCGCTGGAAGCGATCGGTGGACTGGCTCAGTTCACTCGTATGAAGCAACTCGCCACGAGCCTCGGGCACGTGGAGAAGAGGCTGGTCCCGATCCCCAAGATCTACGAGGATCACGTCTACGACCCGGATAGCGACCAGATCCTCCACTTCAAGGGTGAGAAGATCAAGCTGCCCAACGGCCGGATCGACTACATGGTTGACGAGGTCACTGGTGAGAAGCTCACCATGACCAAGGACGTGTTCGTTCCGGAGCTACCCTCGAACAAATGGGAATGGCTCAAGGAATGGCTGATGGAGCGCGACCTTCTCGGCAAGGAAGCGAAGGGCACCGGAAAGGTACTGATCGCTAGCCAATTCCGCCAGGTGCTGAATTTGTTCCGGGATGAGCTGAAAGAGCTAGGGACAGAATCGTTCGCTATCACTGGCGAAACCAGCGCCAAGAATCGCGTGAAGATTCAGGACCAGTTTCAGAACAATCCGGACAGCCCGAAGATTTGCTTCTTGCAGACCGTAGCCGCTGGGACATCCCTGACGCTGGACGCGGCAGACGATGTGATTATTCTGGACGAGATGTGGGACCCGGATAAGCAGACGCAGCTGGAAGATCGCGCACACCGATTGTCGCGCGTGGATCACACGGTGACAATCTGGTACGTGCGCAGCCTCGGAACCATTGAGGAAGACATCGGCGTCACCGTGAGCGAGCGGTTTGACATCTGCCACGCAGTGCTGAACGGTACGAAGGAAGAGTCTCGAGCCGCTCGTAGACGGCTACTGCCGAAGGCCGCGTGATGGCCAGCCCTCAGAGGAAGAGGAAGCGAGAGAGATTCTATCTGGAGTGCGTGGAGACCGAGGCACCATGCTGGATATGCGGAGAGCCGATCGAGTATTTGGATGCAGACGGAGAGCCGATCTTGGAAGGGCCTTGGTCGTTCTCTCTGGACCACTACGAGACTGTGTGCGCCAAACCCGAGCTTGAGTGGAATTACGACAACTGGAGGGCGAGCCATCACCTCTGTAATCAACGGAGGGGCGCTCGGAGGCCATCCAGATCTATATGGATAGGCTCTAAAGAACTTGGCCGATGGCAGTACAAGGAGCCAGACGACAAATATCGACGCCGAATAGCTCGAGAAGAACAGAAGTACAGGATCATGACTGGCGTTATCTCTCAGGACGAGCTGCCAGAGACGATCGTCACACAAGTTCAGGAACAGCAGCTCGTACAGAAGCTCTTCAATCAGGAGATGCTACAACAGATTATCAGGAGGGTTCACGACGATGAGTAACGTAGGGCTGGACTATCCACGCGAGATGGCTCGGATCCGAGGAGCCAATCGACGAGGGCTGGTGGGGATCGTGCGAGGCAAAGACGGGTCGGCGGACTTGGTGATCAAGTGCGCACCCGGAACCCCACTGGAGACGATCCGCAGAGTCAGGTCGAACTAAAAACGGAAGGACACCTGGCACGACAAGCACTGGAAGAGAGATGACCAACGATGATTGAAGCATGGGAGTATGCAGGATTCTTCGCTTGTGGCTTCGGGGGAGCCGTGGCCGGATGGGCGAGGTCTCGGAAGAAGTACAACGACACAATTCGAGAATACGAGTACGGCACCGCCAGGCTGCAAGCGGACAGCGCTGTCGCGCAGCAGAAGCTGTTCGACCTGAGGCGCGACATCGACAAGGTCGTCGAGAAGAAGTTTCGGGAACGCCTGGCGGAATGGAATCCCGATCAGGACGACATCGAGGCGGACTTCCGCAAGGCGGAGTACATGGCAGAGAAGCGGGAGATGCTGGACGCAGGGCGTCTCCACCCGCCTGTGGTGAAGGATGGCGAGCCAGCACGGATTTCACGTGTCTCCTTCCGTCATCCCAAGTCAAAAGGAGAGGGCCGAAACTAGGAGCTCTCACCAAAAAGTTGCAACAAAGTTTGTTGTTTTGCTTGCAATGCCCGATCAGGTAGGGTAACGTAGTACTTGCACCGCCCGAGAGGGCAGCAGTCGCCCAGGGTGGGCGAACCGTCCAGAGGAAGGGACCACAATGTCGGAAGACACCACCGCAACGACCGAGGAAGGTCGCGTCGTCGCACCCCGCAACGTGCAGGAGATGCGGGAACTCAAGGCAGTCAAGGCCACCGAGGCCTCCACCTCGTTCGCCAACTTCATGAACGCCAACCTCGCGAACGCCGAGGGCTACACCCCCGTCACCCCCGAACAGGCGTGGACCCTGATCTACACGCACCGGGTCTGGCAGGGCTCCGACGAGCGCGCGGCCGAGAAGGAGGCGCTCAAGACCCAGAAGAGCGCCGCCGCCGAGGCCAGGAAGGCGGAGCGCGAGGCCAAGAAGCAGGAGCGCGACCGCATCGCGGCCGAGAAGAAGGCCGAGAAGGAGCGCAAGGCCGCCGAGAAGAAGGCGAAGGAAGCCGAGGCCGGCGAGGACCTCGAAGCCGCCGACACCGAGGGCGAAGGCGAGATCGCTCCCCGCAAGCGCAAGCCGCGCAGCCGGACTCCGAAGGCCGAGACGCCCGCCGAGACCCCGGCCGAATCCGAGGCCGTGGAGCCCGGAGCCGACGGCTTCTGATCTCCTCCCCTGGAGCCAGCGCTCCCGATCCTAATTTCACTCGCCGGTGACGTGCGGATCGGGGGTTCTGGAAGGCATCAGTGCAGAGAGGCGACGACCGACCACAGTGGATCCTCTTCCCGCGTCGGCGTTGGCACTGATGTCTTCCAGAGCCAGTTGGCTCTTCAACCGTCAGGGGCGGTCAGCGTAGATGCATCCTTCTACGGCCGGGAACTGGCGCGAAGAATTGGGACCACCTTCCTTAGCGGTAGGCTCGAGACGAGTAACGGACCCGACGGGCGATGCCGAAGCGGCTCCCTGGCGGTTGAAGAGCTAATTGGACAGACGAGAAAGGAAACACGGTGACAGAGTTGCCGTTCGTCCGCTCCTCAGAGAGGGGCGCGTACAAGAGCTGTCCTCAACGCTGGTACTGGGCCTATGTCGAGAAGCTGGTCCCCAGCGCAGTTGTCCTCGGCGCTCGCGACTTCGGCACCGGACTCCACCTCGCAATGGCGGAATTCTACATCCCCGGACTGAAGCGGGGTCGGGATCTCATCGAGACCTTCGACGAATGGGCGAGGCAGGCCAAGAACGAGGCCACCGCCACGGAGAAGGGTCGCAAGAATTTCAACGAAGCCGAGTTCAACGAAGAGTGCGAGAAGATCAGGCACGCTCTTCGCGAACACATGCGGATCACCAACGGTAATCCTCACTGGGAAGTGATCGCCAACGAGCGCACATTCGCCGCTGACATTCGCGGCAAGGCGATCGCCGTAGGAACCATCGACCTCGTCATCCGAGACACCAAGACCGGCAAGCTCTGGATCATTGACTGGAAGACTTCCAAGGGCTTCCCGCACCCCGAGGCCTACAAGTTCAACGACCAGGGTGGAAGCTACTCGGCCATCGCTACCACGATCCTTCGCCACCTCGGCCTGATCGGCCCGCAAGAGAAGATCAAGGGCATGGTGTTCGTGGTCCTTCGTAAGGTGCTTCCAGACGAACGACCGCAGAACCCCGACGGGTTGTACTGCAATCAACCGAAGAAGGATCACTACATCGATCAGCTCGGCAAGGAGCTCGAGTACGAGCCCGGCGAGTTGGAGAAGATGACCCTCAAACAGCTCCAAGCCGAAGCTCTGGAGAACGAGGTCGTCGTGTACGGCGATGTCTCCAAGAACCAGCCCATGCCGGTGATCAAGGACTATCCCGTCGAGCGCACAGTGAAGCAGCAGAGTCACCAACTCAAGCGCCTCGTGGACGACGTTACCGTCATGGACATGGCGCGTAAGGGCGAGATCCCGATACTCAAGGCTCCCGGCAGCCTCTGCCCGTATTGCGACTTCTTCCAGCTGTGCGAAATGGACGAAAGTCAGGGCGATGTCGAGGGTATGAAGCAGCTCATGTTCCGGAAGCGCGACCCGTACCACGATCATCGCGAGGGCGCGCAGAACAGCAAGCTGTCCGTGACCGCCGATTCCAAGCTCAAGTACGAGGGAGGAACGTAGTGGTTGCTCCGCTCAAAAAGAACGGACTCGACGAGTGTGCTAAGCTGCGTAAGCGCGTAGTTGCACAGCACAATCTCGGTCGCATTCACCGGACCGACAAGGAATACTTGGTCGACCTCCTCAACAAATTTGAGGCTAGGGTTGTCAAGATGGAAGAGAAGGGAGAAGAGCGTTGGCTTTAGCACCACAGATCATCGGTCTCGAAGAAGACGATGACTACGTCAACCTCATGGTCTACGGGAAGCCCGGTTCCGGGAAGACCGTGCTCGGCGGTAGTGATGACCGTGTCCTGTTCCTCGCACCCGAGGACGACGGCACCATCTCCGCCAAGCGGCAGGGATCCAAGGCTCGCAAGTGGCCGATCGACGACTGGAACGATCTGGCCGACGCCTGCGAGTGGATCGAGGAGAACATGGAGGAGGTGCAGGCCAACTTCGATTGGATCGTCGTTGACTCCATCACCTTCATGCAGAAGCTTCTCATGCGGCGCATCTTGGAGGACGCCGTGGAGGAGAATCCGGAGCGTAACCCCGACGTTCCGGCGATGCAGGACTGGCAGGTGTATCAGAACCGGTTCCTCCGGTTCGTCCAGATGATCAACTCCTGGCCGATCAACGTCCTGTGGACCGCCCTGGTTCGTGACGAAGAGGACGAGGAAGAGAACCCCATCCTCGTTCCGGACATCCAGGGCAAGGGCTACCAGATGGCGATGACAGTCGCCTCGTACATGACCTCCTTCGGCAACCTGCGCGTGGAGATGCGCAAGGTCAAGAAGGACGGCGTGTTCGTGAAGGATGCGGACGGCGAGTACGTGAAGAAGCCGCACCGCGTCATCATCTGGCAGGACCAGGGGAACATTCAGGGCAAGGATCGCACCGACGTGCTCGCGCCGAAGACGCAGGACGTGACCCTGAAGCAGATTCGCCAGCTGATCACCGGCGAGATCACCCGCGACGACCTACGTCCGAAGCGGCCTGCCAAGAAGGCGGCTCCGGCTGCCAAGAAGGCAGCGTCCGCGGCGCGTACCAAGGCGTCCACCACCGAGAAGGAAAGCCCGAAGGAAGATTCCGTGGGCACCCAAGAAGGAGATGACAACTGATGGCACCGACAGGACAGGCGAAGACCTTCCGTTTCGGCAAGAAGGTCAAGAACGGCGCGACCAAGGAAGCCGGGATCAAGACCTACCAGGGTCCCAACCCGCCGAGCGGCAGCTACCTCTGCTCCCTCAAGCAGCTGACGATCCGAGAGAACAAGAACGGCGACAACATGCTCGCCTTCGTGGCGGAGATCGCCGACACCGGGCCGCGTGCGAAGTACAACGGATTCGCGATCTTCGGTCAGCAGAACATCACGGACCAGGGAGCGGGCTACGTGAACCAGCTCCTGGACGCGATCTCGGACGGCAACGAGCAGGTCCGTGAGGACTTCTGGGAGGGCGCGGTCAAGACCAAGAAGGCCGAGAAGCTCGACAAGAACAACAAGCCGATCTACCACGTCCGCGCCATCGGCGACGATTTCAAGGTCAACTCCCCCGACGACATCGATCTCCAGCTCGTGATCACCGGCAAGAAGGGCACCTTCCAGGGCAACTACAAGCTCGACGCCCAGGGATACGGACCGGCGAGCATCGACCTGGACGGCGACGACGAGGACGAAGACGGCGACGACATCGAGGCCGGCGAAGACGAAGCCGACGAGGACGACGACGAGGACGAAGACGGCGACGACACCGACGATTCGGACGAGGACGACGAGGACGATTCGGACGATTCCGACGACGAAGACGACAGCGACGACGAGGACGACGGCGACGTCTTCGACGACGACAACGACGACTAAGTCGTGTCCAAGAATTCGGCGCTCTGGCCGACGCATCGCAAGAAGGCCAGAGAGAAGAAACGCCGGAAGCTGAGGAAGATGACTCGCGAGCAGATGCTCCGAGTTCAGAACCTCTGACCTCCGGCAACCAAGGCCCATGCTGGGACCAACCCAATCCCAGCATGGGCCTCTTCTTCGACCTATGAACTAGTAGTAGTGTAGTATGGGTTACGGGCTACACACAGCACAGTAAAGGATCACAATGACCATCGCCATCCTCGGATGCGGGCCGACCGGACTACTGGCCGCGCACGCCTGCACGCTCGAAGGTTACGACGTCGCCATCTTCAGCCGCAAGCGCAAGTCCGAGCTATTCGGCAGTCAGTATCTCCACAACCCAATCCCCGGTCTGACTCCCGAGAGCGACAAGGGCGTTCCGGTGAAGTACGTGGTACGGGGTACCCCCGAGGAGTATCGCCGCAAGACTCACGGCAAGTGGTGGGACGGCCACATCGGTCAGGATGAGTTCGAACCGGATCATCAGGCGTGGGATATCCGCCAGCACTACGACATGCTCTGGCGTACGTACGTCGGGAAGATCGAGCCCTACTCCATCCCGACGAAGGGAATGGTCGCCAGCTTCTTCCGTAGAGACAACGCAGACGTCGGCGTTGGTGGATACGTCAACTGGGATCTCGGACTGAACGAGTACGAGCTGGTCATCAGCACCGTGCCGCGCGACATCTGGAAACTTCCCGGCGACGAGTACATCTACAGCGAGGGATGGGCGATCGGCGACGCACCGGAACGCGGTGTTTTCGTGGATGACTTGGTTGAGGGGCGAGAGTTGTTCGACAAGGACAACACGATCATCTGCGATGGAACAAGCCTGGTGCCTTGGACCCGGCTGAGCAAGGTGCACGGCTTTACCAGCATCGAGTGGCCGCATCACGCGGCCCAGCCGCATACGCAGGCCGTGCGCGTACGCAAGCCGCTGCACTACACCCCAGGGCCACATCAGAATGGGTCTCCCACGGCCAATTGGCTGCACGTTGGAAGGTACGGCCAGTTTGAAAAGGGCGTCGTCGTCACCGACGCCTTCGATCAGGTGACGAAGAAGTTGAAGGAGATGCAGTGACCGAGGAGCAGGTCTTCAAGGACCCGACGGACATCTGGGACCACATCGACATCGCGATGGTCAGGGATCGCGCGCAGTACACCTACAAGATGAACGGCCTCAAGACACGAGGCGACAAAATCCAGCTCGGGGCCGGATTCAAGGTGCTGGACGGTTGGCGCAACCTGGAGTATCCGGACTGGAACGCAGACCTGCCGATCATGGCCGAGGGTGTCAGCGCCAATGATTTCGCGCCGGGAACTCGATGGGATGATGTGAGCTCGCACTGGAAGCAGGCTGACTCCACAATCTCGGAGATCGCCAGCTACCACACGCTGGACCATCTCAGCCCGACACAGGTGATCAACACGCTCCGTGAGGTGGAGCGCGTTCTGGTCCCAGGTGGCACGTTCACGAACATCGTGCCGCACGCCGATTCGCAGCTCGCGAAGGAATGCATTCATCACCAGAGCCGATTCATGATCGATACCTGGCGCAACATCTTCTCGGAACGCCAGTACGCGCACGATGGCGACTGGCAGCTCGAGGTCGGCCTGAACTTCGTCTTCGGCCTGGCGGAACGCAATGTCGTTCTCGTGACCCAGTTGGTGAAGCGATGACCGTCGTTCACAAGCGCCTCCGTTACTTGGCTGACGGGATCAACGCGATCACCGAATGCGACAAGGTTCCGGCCGCGGATAAAGGTTGGGTCCGCGGAGTGGACGTAATGGAGCTGGAGTGGGGTCTCGTCACCTGCGAGAAGTGCCTCGCCAAGAGAGACTTCGGCACAAATCTTGTCGCTCCCGACGATCTCGAAGACGAGGGCTGGGGATTCCTGGTCAAGCCTGCGACCGAGCAGGGCGAACGAGTCGGCGTTCTGATGTCGGAATGGTGGGACGAGTTCGTACGCAAGAACGCGGACTACCAGACCAGCACCGGCAACGTCAGCGAGAACTTCGGTCTCATGGGTCAGTACATGAAGCTCACGGACAAGATCCACAAGCTTCGCCGGCCGATGTGGGACGCCGAAATCTCCGAGGCGTGGTATCAGGCCAACAAGGAAATGATCGCCCGGCTGGGGATCGAAGTTTCTGACCGCCAGGAGCAGTTCAACTTCGAGGGGGCCGAGGAGATCCTGCGAGACCTAATCGGCCACGCCTTCCTCGCGCTGGACTTCATCAGGCAGCAGAAGGAGGGGAGAGATGGGGTGGGCGAACACTGAGCTGTCCCGTCATTACTTCGTCTTCACCGAGAACCGAATGAACATGAGGATGAAGACCGTGTGCGGTGCTCCTGTAGCCCCAAGTCCCAAGCAGGAGTATCCCAACACATTTTGCACAGAATGCCTCAAGATCAGGAATCAACAACTAGGGTAGGGTGTACCCATGCAAACGTTTATATGCGATCGGTATGAATTCGGGGCAGACAGAGCGAGCTTTCACGACGGGCTACGCCATCTCGACGACAAGCGGCTGGGGAAGCAGCGGCTGGAGGCGAAGCAGATTTACCACGCGCTCACAGCTAAGGAAGGTTGGGTGCATCACCCAGCCACGAAGATGTGGACAGGCTTCACAGACGCCCTTTTGGAATACGGCGTCTCTTGTTGTCTAGAGTGGCGCAGTCGTGGGCACACCGACACGATGCTGGACTGGTTCGTAGACCAGTTAAACCCCGAAGTTCTTGTTCCTGAGATGCCGGATTTCGTGAACTACGACCCGTTCATCGAGGCGCACCGCAGCAACCTCATTCGCAAGGACTCCGAGTTCTACGGCAGCAAGTGGCCGGATACTCGACCGAATCTTCCGTATCTGTGGCCTAAGGTTCAGGTGGGTTACGACGGAAGCCCGTACTTCACCTATCACCTCTCGGCGGCAGAGTACAAGAGGGGCGACTACACGCTCTGGGAAGGCACATGGGTCTCCGAAAGTGACGGTTTCAAGGTCATGAATCTATGAGGTACGTCAGTCTCCATACCCACACGACCTTCTCCTACGGAGACGGTTACGGGCCGGTGGCTGACCACGTGGAGAGGGCGGTCGAGCTTGGCATGTCGGCCCTCTCTGCCACGGAGCACGGCAACACGAGCAGCCACGCTCAGCTCGAGAAAGAGTGCAAGAAGCATGGGATCAAACCGATCTTTGGGTGCGAGCTCTACATCGCCCCGACGGACAGGCATTCGCCCTACGGCGCGCCTATCAAGACTCGCAAGAAGTATCACCAGACGGTCCTCGCGGCAGACGAGCAAGGATACCAGAATCTCAATCGAATCGTTACGGCAAGCTATCGCGACCACTTCTTTCAGTGGCCAACTGCTACTGCTAGACTCCTCAGCGAATACTGCGATGGTCTTGTCGTTCTCTCAGGGTGCTCAGACTCGCTGCTTAGCTGTACCCTGCTCGGCGGGAAAGAGCAGGGCGATAAGAGGACTGAGTTCACAGAAAAGCATTTTGAGAATGCACGACGTGTTATCGAGTATTATCAGGGGCTCTTTGGCGAGAGGTACTTCCTCGAGTGCCAGCGATTCCCACGCCTGGAGCGCACTTGCACTCTTAATGCAGCTTTTGCAGAACTCTCAAAGGCCACCGGAGCAAGGCTAGTCGCCAGCTCTGACGTTCACTATCCGCGGATCGAGCATCGCCAGATGCAGAAGATCCTCCATTCCGCTCACCGTGGCGGAACCATCGAAGACGCAGAGTCTGGAGACTGGGACTATGACGCAGCTGATCTCACCTATCCGACTTCGGATAAGGAGATCTTTCACGACCTGGTGGCTACGGGGCTCACGAAAACAGAGGCGAAGGATGCAATCACCGCCACGCGAGACATAGCTCGCTCCTGCAACGTCGAGCTCCCGAAGAACGAGCCGATCAAGTACCCCATCTCGGATGACGATTGGAAGCCTTGGTAAATGGCAACTTTCGAGGACATGGCGCTCACCTCCTCACCGGAGGCGATCGAGCTGTGCAAGCACTGGATCAGGCAGGGCTGGGAGTTCAGGTCCAAGAAGAACCCGCACATCAAGAAGAGTCGCAAGGAATACAAGAAGAGGCTCAACTATGAATTCGATCAGATCGTCAGCAAGGGCTTCGTTGACTACTTCCTTGTATTGTCAGATGCTGTTAGATGGGCTAAAGACAATAAGATTCCTGTTGGACCGGCTCGCGGATCTGCAGCGGCAAGCCTCGTTTGCTATCTCCTCCGGATCACTGAGATCGATCCGATGCAGTTTCCTACTATGCTCTTTGCTCGTTTCATTGATCCAGACCGTCTTGACCTACCTGACGTCGACCTGGATTTCGCAGACGACCGCCGCGAAGAAGTCCGGCAATATCTCGTCCGCAAGTATGGAGCGAATCGAGTTGGGAACATCGGTAACTTTATACGTTACCGAGGAAAGAACTCGATTGATGACGTCGCCCGCGTATATGGCATACCGAAATGGGCCGCTGAGGGCGTAAAGGGACTAATCGTTGAGCGGTCAGGAGGTGACGCACGGCAGTCGGAAAGCCTGACAGACACGTTCGACATGTTCCCGAAGGCGAAAGGGTTCGCCGATCAGTTCCCGATGCTTCGTAAGGCGGAGCTTCTGGAGGGCAACTACCGAGGCTTGAGCGTGCACGCGGCAGGCATCGTTATCTCCAACACCCCTATCCCGGAGACCTGCGCGGTCTACACACGAACCAAGGCGGGCTCAGACGAGCCAGTCTCTGTCATTGCGTACGACAAGAACGACGCCGAGTATGTCGGTCTACTCAAGGCAGACTTCCTCGGCCTCACCACGATGGGTATGATCGGACGTGCCCTAGACATGATTGGAATGGACCTTGAGGACCTCTACTCAATACCCATTACAGAAGAGGATACGCTTCAGGCTTTTGGGGAGAACAATCTGGTTGGAATATTTCAGTTTGAGGGTCGGGCAACGGCGATTGTCAATCGCGACGTACACCCCGACAATTTCGGTCATCTTGCGGACATCAACGCATTGTCGCGTCCTGGCCCTCTATTCTCCGGAATGACTGCGAAGTACGTGGCGGTCAAGCATGGTCGAGAAGAGGCGGAACGCCTGCATCCAATCGTGGATGACCTCACGGACTGGACCTACGGTCAGATCGTGTATCAGGAGCAAGCGCTTTCGATCGTGAGAGACCTGGCCGGATTCCCGGTGTCTCGAGTTGGCGACATCCGTCGCATCATCTCCAAAAAGCTCGGGCAGACCGTCATGGTAAACTTCCTGGAAGAGTTCGTGGAGGGGTGCCGATCTACCCACGGTATCAAGCCCGAGGTGAGCAAGCGAATTTGGGACTTCATCGCGACCAGTTCCACCTACTCGTTCAACCAGAGCCACTCCGTGAGTTACGCGATGCTAGCGTTCTGGGCGATGTATCTGAAGATTCACTACCCGAAGGAGTTCTATGCTGCGTCACTATCCAAGATAGGCAACGGCAAGGCCGACCTCTGGAAGCGTTCACGCATGATTCTCGATGCGATGAAGAACGAGATCCCTGTACTTCCGCCAAGCCTTATGGACAGCGGGAGCACGTGGGCTGTCAACAACGAGGGCATCATCGGCGGGTTCGAGCAGGTGCACGGCATCGGCCCCAAGACAGCGATCAAGATCCTCGGAGTGAAGCAGGGCGTTCTCTGCTCGTGCGGGCACGATACGCACGAAGGCGGATGCACTGCCATCTATCCGTGGGGTGGCGACTACCGTCAGTGCAAGTGTGAAGGTGGCGAATACATCGATCTCGAGTTCGGCTGGACCGAGCTGGAGAAGATCGCAGGCATTGGACCCGCCACGGTCAAGAAGATCCTGAGCATGGTGGAGAGCGCCGACCCGTACCAGGTTAACCGCACAGCCGAGATACTCGACGCCGCTCGAGAGGCCATAGCGGGCATGGGCATGGTTACACCTACACACCACAGCACCCGTAGCATCTCAGAATGGGGCCTGGAACCCATGCCTCAGACTGGAGAGCACGATGTCGTGTGGATCGGCATGGCTCGTAATCTGAACTACAAGGATTATGTCGAGGCGACACGAACCCGTACCGGTCGGGAGGAAGAGGACATTATCGCAGAGATGCGAGACCCCGACCTTCGAAAGTCGTGCGTTATCCAGGCGTACGACGAGGGGGACGAGGACGTCTATCTGCGAATCAACCGCTGGAAGTTCCCAGAGGTGGAGCAGGAGCTCGAAGCGATCATGAAGGATCAGGACGTGATCCTGGCGGTAGGCCGGAAGCGCGAGGACTTCGGCATATCCATTCATGTGCAAGATCTCGTGGTGCTCCAGAACGAGATGGAGGAAGACGAAGAGGATGAGGACGAGGACACCGTGTAGCTCCAGGCACGGAAAGCACTGCTCTCAGGAGCACGCAGACCTCATGCGGGGATACTGGGCCGAGCGGGAGCGTCAGGAACTCGCTCTAGAGAACGAGCTCTACAAGGAGTCGGACGGCAATGACCGTCCGGCTCTTTTGTCATTCCATGAGTGGCTTAAAGGATCTCGGAGAAGACTTTAACTGTCCGGCCCGGAGTTAAACTCGATGGGGTTGCACCCATACTAGTTATGTACTAGTGTTGTACGGGTAAGCGCAGCAGCGTTTACCACGATCAGGGAGAACAAATGAAATTCAAGAAGCTACTCAAGATCGCGAAGAAGATCCGGGAGCGCCAGGAACATGAGATGCGTCGCCGTTCGGTGATGCATTCCGAGACCATCAACCGCATCCACCGCCTCGAGCAGGTCGTCCAGGACACACAGGGCTCGGTCAACGACCTCGCAGACAGTATCGACATCGCCAGGGGAACTCTCGGGAACATCTACACCGAGGTCGTGCAGGACACCGTCGACGCCGAGAGCGACCCCATCGTCAAGCCGATCGATCCCTCCGACCCTATTCTCGAGCCGGTCGCGCCTCTCGCATTCCAGGAAGTCCGGATGAAGCCCGAGACCTTCGACGAGCTGCACTCGGTCATCGCAACCCTCGCGGCAGGCGGCACCATCCGCGGAGACCGGCTCCCCGAGGACGTGCTCGACGTGATCAAGGCCGCAGACAGCGCCCTCACGGACATGCGGTTCGGCGACGAGATCAAGGCCCTCCGGGACGCCGCCGATCTCGGTTACCCACATCCCGACACGGTCGAATGGGAAGACGCCAACGACCACGCCGACAACGTGGGCAAGGACGGTCTGTGATGAACCAGCGACAGCGTGCCGAACACGCCCAGAACCTCAAGATCCAGAATCTGGAGGCAGACGTCAAGCGGCATCAGAAGATGTGGGACAATCAGTACGACCGCATCGAACAGGTCGACGAGCGGTTGGAAGAGCGCACTTCCATGCTCGCCAAGAACCTCGGCGACGTTCACAAGATCCTGGACGAGTTTCAGAAGGCGGTCCGCAACCGCGACCTGAAGCTGATCTGCTACGAACTCGCCAGCAAGGCCGACATCGAGGGTCGTGGCGAGCACGACGCACTGACGGAAGCCAAGCGCCTCTACGAGTGGGTGCTGGAGAACGAATCCGAGCAAACGGGGGATCCGGACGGTCTCTCTGAAGAAGAGCTGGAGGGTCTGGCAGACGAACCGCTTCCCCCGCAAGAGTTCTACGACGCACTGGACGAGACTCGCGGCCTCGATCCGGAATCGACACACCGATGAGCTTTCTGGAGGGGCACCGTATCACCGGCAAGCTGTGCAGCGCATTCTGCGACAGGCCGTCGGGGTGTGGCAACTCGGGACCGCAGTACGCGGGAAAAGTTCTCGAGGACGAAATGCCTTCGTCTTTCGAACCCGGGATCGGCTACGTGAGGGTGCAGGTCGTCAGTTGTCCGGAACGACCTGAGGCCGTTGGCAATGAGCGAACAGTGTCCTCTCATCTCATCGAACATCTGGACTAGGAGAAGAAGTGAGTAATGAATCCAGCAAGGCCGTCGTCAAATACAGCGATGAGGCGATGTTCACGGCGGAACACGCGAAGGACACCGGAGGAGGAGATCATCGTCCTCGTGTACGACTCCTGGACGCTCCGAGTGACCCCCTCGGGAAGCTCGCGTTCCTCGCCAAGACCTATCAGGGTCGGTTCCCCGACAGTTACGCGGACATCTCCGACGAGGACCGGCTCTACTACGTTCAGGACATGGAAAAGAACATCCTGGGAATGCCGTCTGAGGCTGTCCAGTTCCACTTCCTTCTCGAGAACGTTACCCGATCGTTTACGCATCAACTCGTTCGTACTCGACACGCTTCATATGCTCAAGAATCCATGCGATTCGCAGTCAAAGAGGACTTCCCCGTCCAACTACCTCCGAGCCTCGTGGGGACTCTAAGCCGCGACGAGTGGTGGGACTCCATTCAAGACGAAGGCGTGAACTTCGAGTTCTGGGCCGAGGAGCGTCTTCGTGAATATGAAGAGCGTTACGCCTCGGACCGACAGAAGATGCGGTTCGTGTGGGACGAGAAGATCGCCTCGGTTAGTGACGGGTACGCCCAGCTGATCAACATGGGGATGCCCGCCGAGGACGCACGTGGTCTGGCACCGCACGCTATCGTCACGAAGATCAACTGGGTGGTGGACCTACGGGCTCTCATGGCCACGGCAGGTCAGCGCCTCTGCACACAGGCGCAATGGGAGCACCGCGAGATGTGGGCCAGCCTGATCCAGTCCATCCGTGACTACGGTCGGAAGACAACCCACACGAGGCCCGTGATCGACACGGACGAACCTCAGGACATATTCATGGGAATCGCCCAAGCGTCTTCCTCATGGCAGTTCGACTTCCTGGCGGATCGCTTCAAGCCGGTGTGCTACCAGACAGGTCGATGCCAGTTCCGCAGCGACTTCGACCGGTACTGCAATATCCGTGATCGCGTGGAGCTCAACGCCAAGCATGGGCGTCCTTCGAACGAGTGGGACACAACCAACGTGGAACTCGGTATCCCAGAAATCGGCCCGCACGAGTGGCTGGATCCCAACGCGGCTATCATGCCGACGGGCGACTGGCGGAGCGCCGAGGCACAGGCCAACATCAAGGACCGGCGGTGAGCCTGGTCGCGGTTCCTCACGGCGAGTGTGCCTCCTGCGGGCACAGCGGCGAACTGGTCGACGTGGTCGTGATCGCGATCGCCATGAAACGTGAAGCCAAGGGTTGCTCGAAGTGCTACAGCCCGCGCATGAAGCGTCGATGGGTTGTGGAGAAAGAGAAAACGTGACAGACCTGATCGTGTGGGCGGCGATACTCGTCCTCGCACTATTCGCAGGATACACACTCCTTTATGGAAGGAAAGGGTGATGCAAGAAGACTTCCCAAACTTGAGCGGCCGACAGGCTGCCCGAGCAGATCATCTGGTGAGGACGTACACCGGGGTTTTCACGAACACGCAAGACGCCACCATCAATCTCGGCGAGCGCCTGTCTCTCGAGTTCTCGGTACAGGGCAGCTACGGCGTGAAACTCCAGTTCACGAACACGGCCCTTCGTCAGGAGACCAAGTACCAGGAGATCAACATCCCTTTCGAGAAGACCGAATGGAAGGTGAGCGCCAGAACGGTCACCAAGATCGTCAAGGCGATCCTGTTCGTGGAGGAGATCTACTCATGAGCGGAATGCCCGAGAATCCGCCGGAGTGGTATCTCAGCCTCGCCGACGATTCCCCGGAGAAAATCGCCATCGACCGGTACATCGGTATGGGCGACAGCCTGAACAGCTGGGGCTACATGGCTCCGGAACTGAAAGAGCTTTACTACGACAAGAAAGAAGTGTGACATGACCGACCCGATCACCGAGGGGATTGACCCCGAAACCGTCAAGCGATACGAAGCGCTGGTGGACGAGATCATGAGCGAGTTCGACGAGGACGAGCTCACCAAGGCCAACGAACTCGTCAAGCGGTACGAACGCCGCGTCACCGACGTCGACGCCTTCATCGTCCGAGAGAACTACGGAGAGCTGATCTCGCCTCTTCCGCCACAATTCGCGGCGAAGGACGAGCAGATGCGGATCCTCTCGGACTGGTTCCTCAAGCTGTTCCAGACCCTGGAGAACGACAAGGGTCACACGATCGGCGGCGGACCTCTCCGGGTGGAGGACGAGTGCCCGCTCTGGGGATTCCAGCTGACCATGACCCAGGGACTCGTCCCGATGGGTCACAAGGGCATCCAGGAACTGACTGCGATGCTCGCGGAGAAGGGCTGGGACGAGGACATCGCCGTCCGGGCGAGCGTTTTCGCCAGCGAGAACTTCGTGCTCATGGAGTTCCTGAAGTCGCGGCTGAACGCGCTTGTCGGGCCGACCGCCGACTTCCTCTCGCTCGGGGACGTGATCGGGCTGCTCGTGGCAGCGGTGCGAGCCAACGGCGGAGACATGCTCCAGGTCAACAAGGAGGACGGAGAGCGTGACTGATGAGGCCAATGCCTCGCAGCAGGGGGAGGGGGAAGCCCCTCCTTCTGCTGTTCTCGAGGCCACCGAACAACTGCGCGTCGCCATGCGCGCGCTGCATCTATTCGCCGACGCAATGCGCCAAAGGAGCCACGATCTGAGGCAGCGTGGTGTGGCCGCTGGCCTGGCAATGCAACGCGGTAGCGCTGCCAGGGCGCTCACGCCGGTCGAAAGGCGCGCCAAGCAAGCCAAACGCAAGGCCAGCAAGGCAGGCCGCAAGAACAATCGAAAGGGCAAGAAATGACCGAGCATCTCCTTCCTCACGACGTACTCACCTTCCAGGAAGCCCTCGACGCAGGTCACGACGAGTGGATGATCAAGAGCTGGGCGCGCGGAGTCGCCGATCAGATCTCCATCGATCTCATGGTCGCGAACAAGACCGTCTCCGAGATCGTGCAGGCAGCGATCGTCGTCTACGACTACTACGTGAACCACGTCATGTCCGTGCAGCCGATGGGCCTTCTCTACCCAAGCAATCAGGAGGTGAAGAAGGTCTATCAGGACTTCCTGGACGAACAACAGAGGCGGTACGAGACCAGCCGCGACAAGGCTCGCGAGTCCGGGAATGAGTGACGAGAAGCCGGAAGAACCGGCACGGCTCAAGCGGAAGCGCCCCAAGGCACCGCAGATAATCCAGATGTCGGAGCGTCCTCAGCGCGACGTGAAGCGCGAGAAACGACAGCAGGACCGTCTGCGGGAGCGCATGTGCCCCGAGAAGATCTCCCGCGAAGACCTGGAGATCGAGGACTACGCCTGCGTGATCGCGCTGGACCCTGGCGGAACGACCGGCTGGTCTCTGTTCCAAGTGCAGCCCGAGGCTCTATCCTCTTTGGAAGAGCACGAGCAATACAACGTGCTCAAGAACGTAGTGGACTGGAAGCATGGACAGATCGATTGTGGTTCTCAGAAAGGGAACCGAGGGGTCGGTGGATACCGAGACATTAGTACAAGCGGCGAAGCTGTTGGCGAGGGAGAAATCCTTGGGCTTCTCCGAAGCTGGCCCGCTGCGGCAATCGTTATCGAGGATTTCATCCTTGATCCCAAGCGTTTCAACATGGGACGAGACCTTCTATCTCCAGTTAGGATCACGTCCGTTGTATCTTACGATCTCTGGCTCCAGGGACGTGATTATTTTGTCCAGGGTGCCTCCCTTGCTAAGACCACGGCTACTGACGAAAAGCTGAAAGCGTGGGGGTACTATAGTAGTACAGGTGGCCTAGGCCACGCCCGGGACGCAGATCGTCACGCGCTTACGTTCTTCAAGAGAGCGGCACAGCGCACGCCGGAAGGCAGGGAGCTTCGCGAGCGCGCGTGGCCGCACCTGTACGGACGGGGTGAGGAGTTCTACGACCCCGGCAAGACCGCTTCGCAGAGGAGGACGGGATGAAGAATTTGTTCCCGAACAAATGGTCGTACGGGTCGTGGTTCTTCACAATCGCAGCCTTCGCAAATATGGCAACAATCATCGCAGGCTACGAAATAATCCCGGACTCCGTGGAGTGGTTGATGCTCCTCTTGTTCCTGTTCTGCATCTACATGGAATACAGGGAGAAGCGCGGTGGTGGGCCACCCAAGTTCGTGAAGAAGGCCAAGAAGAAGCTGAAGGCCGTGAAGGACCTGGCCGTCCGTAAGGTGGAGGGCTGGGGAGCACAGCCCGGATTGGCGGGAGCATGAAATCCAAATCCAGGCCCTGTGATTTCTGCGGGACCAATCCCACCTCTGCTTTCGACGAAATGAACGACGGTCGTCGCATGTGCACGGAATGCTACAACGACCAGTATGGAGAGGGTGACTACAGTGGTACGGGACAAACCATTGATCCTGAAGAGTTCAACGAAGGAGATAGTCGCACTGAATTCAATGTGCTTTCCCCCGAAGAAATTGGAGCGTCCTCCGATGGCTGAGGTTGGCGTCGGCGAACTCGGTGACGAAGAGGCTCGCACACACCAAGGCCACACCTTCCTCTCCTATGAGGAGAAGCAGAAGCTCATTCGGGACGCGAAGGCAATGGGCATGACACAGTCAGCCTATCTTCGACACCTGGTCGTCAAGGCCTCCGTGAACGTGGAATCAGAGGTAGCGTAAGTGGGAGAGCTCGCGAACATCAATCGTGGGAGGCCCTTCAAGAATCGGGCCAAGGAATACCTCAAGAAGGGAATGCACCCCATTCCTCTTCCGGCGGGACAGAAGTTTCCGCCACCTACAGGATGGACGGGTCGCAATGCTCCTGCCGTTACCTTCGAACAGATCGACGAATGGTTCTCGGAAGGCAGAGGAACGGACCGATCCAACGTCGGCCTGCACATGTTCGAGGTATTTCTGCCTTCGGGAGAACCAGCCACGGTTCCCGACCCTGAGTGGGAGGGTGGACAGGGCGAAGGTTCAGACGTTTCTGTTCCTCCGCAGGTACCTGCGACCCTAATCGGTATTGACGTCGATCACTACGACGACAAGACCGGTGGCGACACTCTTCGTCGCCTGGAACGTAAGCTGGGAGAACTTCCGCCAACCTGGACGTCCTCGTCTCGTAACGACGGAGTCTCGGGGATCCGGTACTTCCTCGCTCCGGCGAAGTACGAATACCTCGGCAAGGTCGGGGACGACATCGAATGCATTCAAAAGAAGCATCGCTTCGCCGTGGTGTACCCCAGTTGGCACCCGCAGGGCGGGCAATACGTGTGGTATCCCCCAGGCTGTGCGCCCGGTGGGGTGCCGTGCACGTACACGCCGCCTGGTACGGTTACACATACCAAGTCAGAAATTGGTTCCGGCCCAGACGCGGTCGTGGAGTTCCGTTTCCGAAGAGAAGGCGGCTCTCGGCAGGACTTCGGGAGCACTCCAGCTATGCTTTCCTGTACTGGCGACGAGATTCCGAACGCCTGGGAGTTTCCCGCGCTTCCCAAGCGCTGGATCGAGCATCTCACGCAGGAGTTCCAGCACGAGACCTCGGGCGCGATCGACATGGAAACGTCGGTCGACGGAATCTACAAGTGGGCGCGGAAGCAGTTCAAGCAGAAGGGCGGAAAGTCCAAGTCCTCCCAGGAGACTGCTCTGGCGGAGCTGGCAGAATTTGGCTGCTCGCAGATGAAGAAGCGGGTAGAGGCCAACGTCGAGAAGATCATGAACAGCAGCACGTCGCACGAGGAGCTTCGCGACGCGCACTGGGAGATCTTCCGTATGGGAGCCGAGGGACACGCGGGCTGGATGGCGGCGTCTCGTATCGTGGAGTTCGCCTGGCTTGATCGCGTCATGGGCGGTACGGGGAAGAACCAGAAGCGAGCGCTGGACGAAGCGCATCGCGAGATGTTCCGCTCTCGGACCAACGGCCTTCGCAAGATCAAGGCGCAGATCGACAATCAGGCCGCAGGCGTTCCCGGCAAGCGGGTTCGCGTTTCGGAGAAGTGCGCGTGCTACGAGGGCGACGGCGAGGATCTGGGCGACCTCGGATTCGACCTTTCCAATCATTCGGCGCGGGACCCCGGAGCCTACGAGCGGAACGACGACGGCAACGGCGAGCACTTCGTCGACCTGTACGCCGACAAGTTCTATTTCGTCGAGGGATACGAGCGCTGGATCTATTGGAACGGCGAGCATTGGGTCTGGGACGAGCAGGGGATGGCTCGTCGCGCCTTCCGCGTAGTCAAGAAGCGACAGCAGAAGTACGCCGACCAGCTCATGCGAGAAGCGGAAATGGCCAAGGCGGCGGACTCTCCAGACGCCAAGGCTCTCGCGGCCAAGGCTAAGATGTGGAATGCGTGGGCCACGAACAGCGGCAACAACCGAGCCGCAGAGGGCGCGCTCAAGGCCGCGCAGGCGTATGCGGGCATCTCGGTGACCTCGGACGTGACGGACGGTAATCCCGCTCTGCTGGGAGTGAAGAACGGAACCATCGAGCTCCGCCAGGACGGACCGTTCTTCCGTAAGGCGGAGAAGGAGGACTGGGTCGTCTCCAACACGAACGTGATGTACGTTCGGCGCGAGGATCTGCTGCGTGTCGGTGGCGATCTGGCGGAAGGCGTGCGGCTGTTCGACCAGTATCTGCAGAAGTTCCAGCCCGATCCCGAGGTTCGGCTATGGCTCCAGCAGGTCATGGGCATGTGTCTCCTCGGCTACAATCAGGAAAAGAAGTTCGTCTGGCTGCACGGAGAATCGCATACGGGCAAGTCGACCATGCTGAATCTGGTCATGCATGCGTTGGGACAGTACGCCGGATCGGCCGAGCTTTCCATCTTCCAGAGCACTAAGCTCAACCCCGCTCTGGCGGAAGCCCTGCCCTGGCGTGTGCTCACAACCTCGGAGGCCAACGCAACCAAGGGCGCTCTCACCGCAGACATGCTCAAGCGCCTCACGGGTAACGACCCGATGAGCGCCGAAATGAAGAACTCGAACACCATCATCCGTCGTGTTCCGGCGTTCGTGCCGATCGTGGCAACCAACAACGCGCCGCATATCGACGGCATGGACGACGCCATGAGGCAGCGCTTCGAAATCATTCCCTTTGACGTGGTGCAGAAGCCGGAGGACGCTCCGCTGGATATCGAGCGCGAGATGGTAGAGAAGTCTCTGCCCGCTGTCCTGGCGTGGCTGGTGGAGGGATGGCGCATTTATTGCGAGCATCGTCTGCGAAACAGGCCGAACAGCATGACCGGAGCGGTTGAGAGGTTCGTTCAGGAGGTGGCTGGCGACATTGGTATCTTCATGGAGGACATGCTGATCCTCACTGGGGACGAAGATGATTGCGTTACTCCGGACGAACTTTACAGTGCATACAGCCGATGGGTGTCCGTGAATAAGATCAAAGACAACCAAGTTTGGGACAAACCTCGATTTGGAAAGCGCATGAGCAAGGCTGGATATGGCTCAAAATCCAAATGGAACAAGGAACTTAAGAAGCCCGAGCGTATGTATGTCGGCATAAAGTTGCAAGAAAGTGCTAAGAATGTTGTGAAGTTCAAGCACAAGTCAGAGTAGGAAAATGGCGCATAACGGCACCTACGCGAGCACATATCGGCAAATAACGCGCCTACCAGGGCATATCGGCATAACGCCAAAACGAGCCGCTAACCACCTTAGGGTATTTTTGAAGGGCAGGTACAAAGGGTGACACAAAGGGTGACACAAACAAAAACCCTCACGTGTAGCTATTGGTAAAGTGCTGTTATGCCGATATGTGCTGGTAGGGGCGTTATTTACTCGGTATGTTACTGATATGTACTGATATGTGAAAAATTCCAAGAAAAACGAAGGTCAGGGGATAGAAATGAGTAAAGACGGACACGTTCCGGAGATCTGCGAGGACTGCGGGAGAGACCTGGGTGTCGCTCTTCACGAGCCGGGGTGCGATCGGGGAGAGGGCGTGCCGACGTATGGGTCGCCTCGGGCTTTCAGCGACACGTTCAATCAGCCCATGAGCGAGGAGACGCGGAGAGCGTGGGGATTCGCCGAGGGCGTGGCTGGTGTCACTCCCCTTCGCCGAGAGAACGCGATCACGACGCCTCCGGCCTCTCCACCGTTTGGAGTGGCGGAATACTCCTCTCGTCGGGGCATGTCGAGGATCGGGGTGGCTCGGGATGGCGTGTCGGGGAAGCTTCGCGTAGTATGGCTGGTGAAGAATACTGGCGAACTCTACCTGGAATAGGCTATCCGGCAAAGAAACGGGTGGTGTGGTAGTGTGTTAATCGGAGGTGCAAAGTGAGCGATCGACCTGGCGAGTTCTCTTACGGCGACGGTCTCATGGCACCGCCATCCGAAGGCCGCGTTTACACCCCGTACGAGCGAATGCGGGCCATGCGGGCTACGGATCCAGCAAATCCGGAGGCGAATGAGGATGACGCACTCCTCGCCGGGGCTGCACAGAGTCACATCGACCCTGTCACTGGCCTCCACGTTCCGGGAACGCTCGACGCAGGGGTTACGCCGCTCGTGAAGGAGAGCGGACTACCTCCTCGTGTCGGACAGCACGCAAGGATCGACCCCTCGCGATACAATCAGGGACACGATCCCGAGGGCATGCAAGATGGAGAAGGTCAGGCATGGAGGGACAGCGTTCCTCCCAACCCAGTAGTCTAGGAGACTCTGTGACAACGTACGACTACGGCGACTGCAACAGCACTCGCGAGGTTCTAGCGAAGCTGTTCCAACTCGCTTTCCACTGCTCACACCCCGTGATCCCCGACGACATGATCACCCCGGCGTACTACCGCATCAACACTCTGCGGGAGGAGGGGAACGCAGAGCTTGGGATCACCCTTAAGTCTGTCGGGAACCAGCCCGGCAACACGTGGCGAGCAGGCAGCTACGGGGCTGACGACTGCGAGGTCTGGTGCTACTGGGACGCAGGCGTTCAGGCGTGGCTCCCCTACACAGTGGACGCTTACGCCATCGTGCGTGTGGGCGACGAGGTTTCCACCGTTCTGCCCTTCTCTCACGACCCGGACGGGAGCTGGATCTCCATCGGCGTGAAGCAGAGCACGCCGGTAGTCGCCGAGCGAAGAGTTCCACCCACTGAGGAGCAGCGCAACGTTCTGCTCGAGTTGTTCCTGCTGTGGATGCAACAGGAGGGCCTCGTCACTAAGGGTGGAATGAAGGGCGCCGATTACAGCGACGATCAGATCGTTGAGGCTTTCAACACCCGGCACGAGGTGAAGGCATGAGCAGCGACGATCAGGCCAACACCATCGAGGCGCTGAAGGAAGCGGCCAAGTTCGAGGACGCCCACTCAGTGGATCAGCTCTTCGGCCTGTTCGGCGGGGCTCTGTCCATGTGCTGGGACCATCCGGAGAAGGCGGGCAACTTCCACGCAGAGGAAGCGGAGATCCTCGTCGAAGGAGCCATCGCACGCCTGGCGGAACTCTCGGGCGGCACCATGATGGCCGGTGGTCCACGCTATCAGTTCCCCGAGGGCTTCGAGATCGTGGACGATTCGGTGGAGTCGCATTCGCGCTACGAGATCCTTCGGCCGAGTGGTACTCACATGCGCGTTCATCCCTCGGGTCGTGGTTTGAAAGACGACTACGAGGGGTGGACAGCTCTGCTCGAACTCTTGAAGAAGGAGTGCTTCGAAGATTGGGGTGTAGTCCCCAAGATCAAGCTCGTCCACACGCAGTACCACTATGTTCAGGCGAACAAGATCGAGGAGATCCAGTGACGGACTACGCGCACAAGGTTCAGCGCTTGGAGATCCACGAACTCGTGGACGAGACCAAGCACGACCTCCCACTTGTGGCTCCGGACGTGGGTCAGGAGTACATGTCCGCGCTCTACTGGAAGATGGCCGACTACCTGGTGCAGGAAGCGAAGATCCTCGCGCCTGAAGGGCAGGTCATGCACCTGAAGGTTCAGCACTTCCACCATCCCGATCAGGTCGCCTTCACTGTCAAGTGGGAGGTGGAACTGTGAGCGACGATCTCCTCGATGAGGACATGCAGCTACTTCAATTCGTCACCTCGCACGCTCACAGCGAGACCGAGCTGGATAAGGTCGACCTCAGTCCAGTGGAAGGACCACTGGTCGTCGTGGAGCGTCGCGTCTACTGGATGGGGCGTCAGGACGAGGTCACGCAGTTCGGGGTCGATCCATTGACCGACTGGACTGGCCTCGTCATGAGCCACACGGACACCGAGCGGCAGCGGCATCAGTACATGTGCATGCTCATCCAGACCTTCACATACAACAACGATCAGGACGGGGCGTGGGCTGTCCTGGAGGGCGCGATGCGGGAAGCGGGGTACCTGTCGTGAGATATACGGATACGGCTCGCAGGACGCTTGAGGAACAGTTCGAGCAGGCCAAACTTCTAAAGGAGAATCTTGGAGTTGCCAAGAAGGAAGCGTCGAAGAAGTACGACAACGCTGTCAGGGAAGTGGACGCTCTCTACTACGCGCTGGAGAAGCTGAACGCGTACGTTCCTCCACCCGCACAACCAGTGGAAGTCGGGGATCCAGATGACCAGGCGTAGGGATCGTCTCCGCAAGCTCAAGAGAGGAGCGTGGCATCTCGCTTGGGGCTACGACTCACCCGCATACCTGAATGTTCCTCGTCAGGTGGGCATGAGCCGGATGCCCTTGGTTGACAGGATTCACTACAAGGGAAGAGGGGCGTGATGGATAGATACGCCAGTTACGCTCTCCAGAAAAAGCGACAGGCTCGCCTGGCACTGAACAGGCTGCACGAAGCAGTAGAAGTGGACAAGACCTTCGGCGACCTGAAGCTGTATCGCCAAGGCAACGGATGTAATCAGGACGAGCCCATCGTTTCCAACGGCGCAGAGATTCAGGCGTGGGGCATCGAGGACGCTCGCAAGCTGTACGAAGATCTCGGCGATCTTCTGGATTATCACGACAAGCGCGTCAAGGAAGATCCGGCTTACGCGAAGATGATCAAAGACTACGAGGAGGGGTAGTGCCGAGTCCTGAGGAGAAGGCCGAGTACAACAGCGAGCCCGAACTCCTTCCCTTCGAGGGTACTCACGAGGATCCTCAAGGCGAGGAGATCGACCATCCCTACCTCGGCATTACCCGCAAATTCAGCGAGGGGCAGCTGTCGCGAGCCAAGGGTCTCCACGGCAAGGGCAATCCTCCCGACTTCCTGGAATATCACGTTCCACTGGATCGTCGTGGACCCTACAAGCTTCTCGCTTTCCCAGGGAAGATGAACGAGCGAGAGGGCGCGGCCTCCTACGCGTTGTGCAACGGAACCACTCGCACCGGCAACAGTCTCCGGGACGTGGGTCGCCCATGCAAGGCGAAGGCGATCAACATGAGCGGCTTCTGCTCGAGGCATGGTGGAGCACTCTGCCCGCTCGATCGCAAGCGGATCAACTGGGACACAGTTCCTCGCCACATCAAGTTCAAGTACGGTCGCCTTCCAGTGGACGACCTGGATGACGAGGAGCTGGCTCGCGGCCAGATCAGGAAGCCGGACGGCTCGTGGACGCAGAACAAGTCCGTTTCCGCAGACATCCACAACGCTATGATCGCCAAGTTGTTCGACCGCAGCGACGAGATGTTGCGCGAGAATCTCCTGAAGGCAGTGGAGACCTTCGCTGAGATCGCTACTGGTACAGCGTACGAGCCAGCTGATCGACTGAAGGCGGCCGAGTTCATCTTCACTCGACTCAGGGGCAAGGTTCCCACTGAGATCAAGCTCGGTATAGACAAGCCATTTGAGAAGGTGCTCGATGCAGTCTTGGTTGGAGGCAATCGTAGTGACTCTCGCGCTGCTCGCACTGCTGCTGTGGATGATTATCTCGACGCTGACGTCGTATCCGTGGAAGGAGCCGAAGATGAAGATAGTGAAGAGGCTCCTGACGTGGATCGAGGAGCGGTATTCGAGGCCACCCGACGAGAGCTAGAGGCTCTGCAGGAAGAGCCGATAGAGGACGAAGACGAACCGGATGTCGAGGAAGACTACGACTACACCGATCCTCGCGACCGCACCCTCGCACGAGACCTGATGCCGAAGGAAGTCGTGTCCACCGGACCGGCAGGTAAGCCCACCACCGATAAGCCGTACGGTGGATATGAGGCTCAGCGATACGAGCAGAGGGAGCACGAGAACGCACAGGAGGCGGAAGCTCGTCGTAACAAGCTGTCCCGTAAGCGCAAGACTCCTCAGGAAGTGGCGGAGGAGAGGAAAGCTCACAAGGAGGAGATGAGACGACAGATCGCGCGTCGAAAGGGGTCTCTGAAGCGAGGCTACGACTCTCTGCCTGAAGGCGTGAAGGCTGAAGTGGAAGAGGACGGCGAGGGAGTGACCTTCCGCTTTCAGTCCAGTGGAGAGGAGAAGGACGCGTGAACAAGTTCCGCCAGATGAACAAGCTCTCGCGGAAGCCGTGCCGTCAGTATGTTGCGCCTCTTCATGGCAGGAGGCTCTGCACTCGACCGAAGGGTCATCAGGGCGACCACGTTCATTCCAGCTTTTGGCCGGATCCGACTCCTCAGTACATGCTCACTGTCACGAAAGCGTGGGATGGATTCGAACGACAGGAGAGGTTTCCTATAGACGACATCCCGAACGCGCTGAGTCATCGACCGGAGGGGTTGTGAGCAGCCTGGAAGAGCGCGAGAAGGCCGCGTACGAGAAGCTCCACGAGGTCGTGACAGAGCTCACGGCAATCCGGGACGAGATGTATCCACTGGATTCCAGTGACGAGGCAGAAGTTCCCACCTGCTGGGTTCTGTGTGTCGGATACGAGTCCATGCCGAACGGACAGCACCCCGGACTGGATGGTTCGGTGACGATCTTTCCTCGGGATGGTCGTCAGCCAGGATGGAAAACATCCGGGCTGCTGGGCGAGTGCCTCAGTCACATGGAGGGCGAACGGGAATGAAACCCGACCAGACCTGGTTCTACCACGAGGGACACAGGACAGTGAACTGCTTCTGCCTCGAGGTGGTGGACATGAAGAGCCGGGTGGTCTCGCACTTCTCCCCCTCCATGTACGGACGGAACTCCTACGGCCCGAATCTCCGGGTCAAAATGAAGGACTTGAAATGAAGTGGCGAAGAGTTCGTCGGGGCGATCTGGGCGCTCCTCCGCCAGTGGCAGGCCCGCCCGAGGGGTACGATAGCTGGAGAACGTTCCTCATGCAGGCTCCTCGGGAAGAAGTGCAGGCGCGACTGGAACAGAGCAAGCGAGAGGCGAATCTGTACGTCTCGCTGAGTCACGAAAACAAACTACGAGAGCAAGGACTTATCTAGTGCGTGAAATCCTCATCGTCGGTGGAGCCGGCGAAGATCCCAAGAAGGTCAACGGATCGTTCATCAAGTCGTATCTCGATCCGTTCCTGAAGACCACGGACAAGCTGGTCGCCATCGACTATCCGGCCAGCATCGGCATCGCGAATCCCACGCCCAACCCCACGGACGTGAAGGAGGGGGCTCTCGAGTCGAGGCGCATCGGAGTCCGTAACCTGGCGGAATACATCCGAAAGACACCACATGTTCCTTACATCGTCGCGTACTCGCTCGGTGCGTGGGTCGTGAGCGATTTCCTCGAGGAACTCGCAGCAGGCAAGCATCCCGGTCTGGAGATCGCAGGCGTCATCTTGATCGCCAGTCCTCGCAACGGGAAGGATACCGGGTACGGATACGGAATCGCAGGAAAGCACAAGCCCTACCCCACCAGCTTCCCGATCGTCGAGGTCAACAACTGGAACGACGGCATATGCAGCTGTCCCGACGGAAGTGCTCTGCGGGTTCTTCCACTGCTCGGCGAACTGTTCACGCTGAACTTCCGCGACCCAGCTGTTCGCCTGGCGATGGTTCAGTTCGTCGGGGCAGCGTTCGCCGCAGTGAAGAAGCTGCCGACAGTCCACGACGCCATGCTCCTCGGCAAGTACGCGGAGGGCAAGGCGCACGGAAGCGATTATCGGTCGCCCGCCTTGCGCGCTCCGGCCAAACGTATGCTAGGATAGGCGCAGGACCAAGGAGGCAGCATGGCACGGAAGCAGCAGATTCACCCCATCCCGCGAGAGCGGTGGAGTGACGAAGCGATGACCGCGATCGCCTTCGCGGTCGGCCAGGGCGGGAAGCTCTCGCTCGGCTTCCAGCAGTACCGGAAGCGATTCCCCTCGGCAGCTGCGGGAACTCAGCTGCGCGGTGCACTGGGAGGTGGCGAATACGTGCCACTTCGCGCTCCCCAGACTCCGGCAGGGAACATCGGTTCCACCTAGGAGCCTCTGTCAGGTGTCCCGGTCCCCCGACCCCCGGCCTGACAGTGGAGAGGGCTACCGCGCGATGAAGGAGCCTTCCACTCCAGAGCGCGAACCCTGACAGCGCCCCGCTTCACTGACCTGATCCAGTGGAGCGGGGCGTTTTCCAACCCAAGAAGGACGACA